TCCGTCCGTTTCTTCTTCAAGAGCGGGCTTATCAAGGAACTCGACCTCTCAGCGACTGACGACGCGACTGCGGAACAGGCTTGGAACTCCTTCGCTTCCATGTTCGCGCATTCGGTGACTTTCTACACTGATGGATTCTGGGTTCGAGTCGAGGACGTCTCGTACATGGAGCGTTTCTGACAACTAAGAGCTAAGAGCCTTCGGGCTCTTTTTGGATACCTACAGCAACTATAACCATTTGGAGGGCGAGACCCAGGTGCAATCCCTGGTCGCCGCACATGCGCGGCGGTGGTGCAGTAGAAGCACGCGTAAAAATGCGTATCCTGAACGTCCCGAAAGGGACGTTTCTGCTGTTGCGGCGTGGAAGGACACGCAGCAAGGCGATGCCCGAATCCCTAGATGGTCAAGACATCGCTGAGTAAAATGTGGTGGCTACCTTGTTCGCAAGAACTTAGAAGACGACTGTCCGGTGTCGGCAAACCCACAAAACAGGTTCGTAAATCCTAAGTCGGTATCGAAACCGGCCAACAGCATGCGTAGTAATAGTACGGGAGCCCCAGGGCTCCCGTTTTGCTCCGAATCGCGCGATAACGGGGCTAGGTACTCGCAAGAGAGTCAGAGCCCCCGACCGAACAAGAGGGGGACCGCTTTGAAGGTCCAGCGTCACTAGGAGCGATCTTCCAGACCCATCATGACAGAAATGTCTGATGGGTTTTTGCTTACTTTGACGGGTAAGCAGTCCCGCCGAAAGGCAGCAGGCCTAGGCCACATCGCGTCAACGATAGAAAGCACACCGGACTCATAATCCGGAGGAACCGCAAGGCTGGCGGTGGGGGCGCGGAGCCCTTTGGTGTAAGGCCCTGGGGGCTTTTTTACCGAACCCCATCAAGGACTTACCATGCCCACCACCGCCCAACTCCTCGCCCACGCGCAGTGGATTCGCGACACCTATCCAGCGCCCGACCATCGCCCAAACGACCGCAGCAACGACATCCGCGCTCGACTGTACGAGATTGCGGACGACATCGAGCGCGCTGCCGGGCAGACGCCGTCTCCGGTTGAGCCGGAAGATGATAGAGAATACTTGGACTGAGACCCCCGCAAGGGGTCTTTTTTTGAAGGCTGCCCACAGCACACATCCCATCAGACCTTAACTCTGAAGCAAAGGGAGCAGCCTGCTACCAACCCACTCAGGAGACTTAACCCAATGACCTTTGCATCCGCCGCCGCCCGCTCCAACGGGGCTGGCTCCAATCTCAGCCGCACCACGAACGGTGCCGCCACCAACCTCACGACGCACAGCGCGTGCGTGGACTTCTTCGCCCAGGCCCCGGCCATGCGTGGCAAGGAGGCCCAGGCCCTCATCCTCTTCCAGCGCGCATATGCGGAGAACCGCGAGTACGCGTTGCGTACCCTGCTCTGGCTCCGCGACATTCGCGGCGGCGCTGGCGAGCGTCAGACCTTCCGCTACCTGCTGTCCTGGCTGTCCCAGATCAACGCAAACGACGCTGCCCTGGTCGTCACCAAGACGCCCGAGGTCGGCCGTTGGGACGATCTGTTTGCAGTCGGCGACGCCGCCCGAGACTTCGCGTTCGCCTTCATCGACCAGGGGCTCACCAACGGTGACCGACTGGCGGCGAAGTGGATGCCCCGCAAGGGTGCCGATGCCGAAGCCCTTCGCAAGGCTCTCGGACTGACGCCGAAGGGATACCGGAAGCTGATCGTCGGGCTGTCCGACACGGTCGAGCAGAAGATGTGCGCCCGCGAATGGGACAGCATCAACTTCAGCCACGTCCCGTCGGTCGCGGCGAAGCGTTACCAGAAGGCGTTCAACAAGCGCGCCGTCGAGGCCTATGCGGCCTACAAGGCTGCATTGGTCAAGAACGATGGCACCGCGAAGGTGAACGCGTCCGCGATCTTCCCGCACGACGTCATCTCCGGGTATCGCCGTGGCGACACGGTCGTGGCCGAGGCGCAGTGGCGTTCCCTGCCCGACTACCTGGGCAGCGACGCGGGGATTCTGCCCCTCATCGACCTCTCCGGTTCGATGTGCTGCCCTCTCGGCGGAAGGGAAAGCAAGTCGTCGGTCACTTGCCGCGACACGGCGATGGCGCTCGGCCTCTATACCGCCGAACGCCAGACGGGTGCCTTCAAGAACCTCGTCTTCACCTTCTCGTCCTCGACCCGCGTCGTGCAGCTTGCTGACACGATGTCGCTCAAGGCGAAGCTGGCGAAGATCAATGACAACTTCATGGGTTCGACCAACATCGATGCGGCGTTCCGGAAGATTCTGGAAATCGCCGTCGCGAACAACGTCGCGCCGCAGGACATGCCGCGCAAGCTCCTGATCCTGTCGGATATGGAGTTCGATAAGGCATGCGACAATGCTACCGCGCTCGACATGGTCCGCAAGGCCTATGCGAAGGCCGGATACGCGATGCCGCAGATCGTGTTCTGGAACCTGAACGCTCGCCTGGGCAACAACCCGGTGACCATTCGGGACGACGGCACGGCCCTGGTGGGCGGCTACTCGCCTGCGCTGCTGAAGGCGCTGCTGAATGGTGACAACTTCACGCCCGAGGACATCATGCTGAACGCCATCATGAACGACCGCTACAAGGTCGGCTGATGTAAGGGACCACCGAAAGGTGGCCCCTTTTTGAAACAAACTCAGGAGCCTAACCTTGCAGCCCGACCTAGTTACCTATCCTTTTGAGATTCACCTGACTGTCCGAAAGCCGGAATCCATCGAGGCGTTCCGAGCGGCCTGTGTGGAGATGGGCGTCAAGCCGATCATCCTCGATCTTCAGGACCGAACAGGGACCACCGTGCTGGAAGACGTCATGACGTCGTCTCGCATTTCGGCGGCGACCAAGGACGTCCCCCAACACCTATACCTGCTCCAGCACGCTATGATGGCTTTTGGCTTCGACGTCGTCCGAACAAAGGTCGAGACCGTGCCTTGGCATCCGGCAGCATCTTCGTTGTTGGACCGGCCCAAGATGCCTGAGAACCGCTATTTCGAAAGCCACATTCAGGTCGTTGTGCCGGATGGGCGTTTTCAGAAACTGCGGAGCATCGCAGAGAGCATGGACGCGCACCTCAGCCGCAACGTGTTCAAGCGAGCCGCTACGGGAGACCCCATCATGATGCTGACTCTCCGAGACTACCAGACCACGGCAGGGTCATTTCAGGATGATGTCGAGGCGACTGTATCCGCGCTCCGGTACTTCTCGTTCGACGTCGGGAAGGTCGAGGTCGAGTTCGCCATTTTCGACAGCAACGTCGATCACGATGCTGCCTGGATCAACGCCTGAATACTCAACCCTCCTAGAGAGAAGGTATCTACCACCACATGGTAACCCTCAACCTCGCCATCGCCGCCATCCTGTTTGCCGCTATTTCGTTCTGCTATCTCTATCGATCCTTGCGCGATACGTCCGGAGAACCCATCGTGGGCGGGTTTTGCGCCCTCTTCATTACGGGCTTAGTCGTTCTTCTGTCGAAGTTCATCACAGACTTTCTATTGTTCGTGATGGTTGTAAACCCGACCTAAGAACCCTTCGGGGTTCTTTTTGCACTACAACCTTCCAATTACGGAACAGAACACATGAACACGCATCCTATTTCCAACCAGAACAACGGCCAGCTTTTCGACCTCGTCCAGCGCAAGCTCGACGGCGCGTGGCTCGTCTGGACCCGCAAGAGCCTGCTCGACTTGGGCATGATGGATCGCCACGACATCGAGGGCACCCGCATGATGACCTTCACGGATGCCGAGTGGGCCGACTTCCTGCGCCAGCCGCACATCACCGAACCGACCGTGTGGGTCATCGCGGCTACCTACCCGACCCGACCGACTGTCGATACCGTCCTGGCGATGCTCGGCGTGAAGCGGCGCCCCCGCGTGGAGCAGCCGCAAGCTCCGAACCGCCCGAAGCCTCGTAAGGAGGTCGCCGTCGCCGCATGATGGTCGCAGAAGCCGTATTCTCGGTTGTTCTGGTGATCTTCATCGTCGTGCGCTTCGGGCTGCTTCCCGCGAAGAAGCGATTCGATGAGCGTCGGAAAGACAAGCCGCCCGCCGAGTGAGTACAGAGACGCATCCTTCGGGATGCGTCTTTTGCAATTTTCACAACCAAAGGACGAGAAAACCGATGTCCCTCACCGTCACCAACCCCACGGCAGCGCTCACCTCGCTGATTGAGGACACGCTCGATTACGCCGCCGCCAGCCGCGCCAGCGGAACCGTCAAGCAATACACGTCAAGCTGGAAGACCTTCCTGGCTTTCTGCGCGGAGCATGGGACAAGCCCGCTCCCGAGCAGCATCCAGTTCGTTGCCGTGTACCTCGCCTCGCTCGCGAAGTCTGGCAAGGCGGTTTCGACGGTGACGTCGCACCTTTCGGCGGTAAAGTACTTTCACGACCGCGCCCGTCTTGTTCTCAACTGGCAAGACCCGATCCTGGCCGAAGTAATGGCTGGCATCCGCCGATCCTCGACCCGCAAGGTCGAGAAGGCGGAAGCCATTCTCCCTGAGCATCTGGCCAGCTTGGTCTCGACCACTGGTCTCGATGTTTCGGGCCTTCGCGACAAGGCGATCCTGTTGATTGGCTTCGCGGGCGCCTTTCGACGCTCCGAGATCACTGCGATCTCGGTGGAGAACCTTGAATTCGTTTCCGAAGGCGTCGTCGTCAAACTCGACCGATCCAAGACGGATCAGGAAGGGAAGGGGGCTGAAGTGTCCATCCCTTACGCCAAGAACCAGCTTATGTGCCCCGTCCGCGCCATCGCTGCGTGGCTTCAGGCTTCCAACATCTCTTCCGGCAGCGTCTTCCGACGCGTCTTGAAGAACGGTTCGGTTGGGAGCGAAGCCCTCAGCGAAGAAGCGATTCGCCTCATCCTCGCGAAAGCGGTGGAGCGGGCGGGGCTGGGAGGGAAGATCAGTCCGCACAGCTTGCGGGCAGGCTTCTGCACCGCCTCAGCGCTTGCTGGAAAGGACATGTCGGCAATCAGTCACCACGCCCGCCATGCCTCGATTCAGACAACTCTCGGCTACGTCCGTGTCGCTGAGCGCTTCAAGAACCACGCGGGTGATAACCTGCTTTGAAATCACGCCGCCCTTCGGGGCGGCGTTTTGATTGGCTTGCGCTGTCGTTTCACCTTCATATAGTGTAGACTTGCGGATGACTGATCCGTCTTACATATGAAGGAACACACCTATGCGTCTACTCATTCTTTCTACGCTTCTCGTCTGCACTTTCTCATTCGACGTATTTGCCCAGCAGCGCCCGCCGACTCAGGCCGAAAACGACCGCCGCGATATCCAACTATCCCGGTGCATCGATCAGGTCGCGCAGGAAATCGTCCGACGCAATGGCGCCCCAATGTGGGCGGCACGTCAGGATGCTCTGCGCTGGTGCCAACAGAACGTCCGCTAGCCAACAAAGCGCCGCCCTTCGGGGCGGCGTTTTACCTACACATTCAGGAGACAAAATGACCACCGTAGAGTATGATATCCCAGAGCGACTTGTTGAAATGTTCTTTGTGACCCGAGGACAGCAAGACAAGATCGACGCGTGGCTCGACAAGATCGACCCCAGCCAACTGATCACCCGACGTCAGTTGATCGGCATCACGTCGGTCCCGACGCTCCCACCGTTTCCGACCCTGGAGTTCATCTTCAGTCGGACTTCGGGGATCGGTTCCAGCCTCACTGTTCGCGAGGCCCACACAGGTCAGACGCTCGACGTCACGGACTACGACCGTTGGTGAACCACACGCCGTCTTTCGTGTGGCGTGATGGGTTGCGGTATCTCGGCACGCACCTACTGATCGACCTCCGACGCGCCGACCCGGAGCTTCTAGCGTCGCCTGTAGATGTTGAACACATCTTGCGTCAAGCCGCCGCCGCGACAGGTGCAACCATCCTCAGCGGCCACTTCCATCACTTCGGTGAAGGCAGCGGCGTGACTGGCGTTCTGATCCTGGCGGAAAGTCACATTTCGATCCACACATGGCCCGAGTTTGAGATGGCTGCCGTTGACATCTTCGTCTGCGGCGACTGCAATCCGTGGCGTGCTGAGCCTGTCATTCGTGAAGGCTTCTGCGCTTTCACGGAGGTTACTGAGCGCCTTCGTTGCGACTTTTAGGAACCCGGAAGGGTTCCTTTTTGAGGACCTTACGGTGAAGACGTAAGCGGTAGAGCCTGAACGAACACACAGAAGGTACGCGCCTTGCTGGTCGTAGCCGAGGTAACTAGCATCGCCGCCCTCACCCCCTGCGGGCGTGGTGGAACTGGCAGACACGCTGGATTTAGGTTTCAGTGGAGAAATCCGTGGGGGTTCGAATCCCTCCGCCCGCACCAACCAGACCAACCCCCTATACTCGCATTTGCATCCGCTGGAAGCAGTCCTTGATCGCGGCCATTCTCGACTTGAATGGCCCGTTCTCATCCGATTCGACTTTTCCGTTCTTCCCCTTAATGTACCAATACCATCCAGTGAAGTAACGCAGTTCGCCTTTATCGCGGCGCTTGTTCCAATAATTCGTCATGCCACGATCCGCGTAGAATAGCTCGATTCGGCTTTCTTCGACCGCCTCAATGACTTTTCTAGCCAGCTTCATTTGACCACCTTTTTGAAAAATCAGAGGACAATTCCTCGACTAACTTCGACTTTGGAGTACTGAGTGAGTACGAATACACCATACCTAACTGACATTCCGCCTGACTGGAAGGCGACTCTCGCTAAGGGTAGCAACAAGAGTGCGAAACCCGGCGAGTGGAAGAATAGAGACTACACCCTGAGCGAACTCGTCCAGGGCCTGACGCAACACACAATCGGCCCGAAGGACGGCGCCTGCTTCTTGCAGGGGCAGGCCAAAGGCGGGGTGCGTAATGCACGGGCAATGGAGAAACTGTTCGTCGTTGGAATCGACGTAGACAACGGTATGCCATCGACGGAGATCGACCAGATCGTTCGCGAACGTGGCGTGTTCTGTATCCGGTACACGACCCATTCACATGGGAAGGACCAGACAGAAGTCAAGAATGACGATTGGATCACCTACGCTCGGGCACATGAGGGCGCAACCATTTCTGAGTACCTTGTCGCTAAGAAGCGATATCTACCAGAAGTGGCTGAACAGGCAAGAATCGTAGCTGAAGAGATGACCTCCGATAGTGGCAAGGTCATCATTGTCGAGCATCCAGCGATGGATAAGAACCGGCTGATCTTCGTGCTGGCTCGCCCCTGGTCCGTTTGGGATTGGGAGCTTCAGGCTGAGGCGTTGAAGGCTTGGGAGACAGCTTACATGTCTCTCGCTTCGTGGTTGGGTATTGTGGTGGATAAGTCCTGCACGGACACCTCACGGTTGTTCTACCTACCTCGTAGGGAGAAAGACGCCCTCTACGAGGCTGTTGTTCACCCCGGAAAAGCCATCGACATCTTTGCGCTACCGAAGCCCCACCCGTCCCGCAACGCGTTTCTCGACGCAGCCGCCGCAATGGGCGCGGACACGGAAAGCGACGTTCCCCGGTATCTGAAGACCTGGGCGGCTAAGAACGCCGACCGGTTCCTCATCCACGATGCCCTGCAAGAATACGCCCCGAACGTCCTGAGGACGGAGAAGGATCACGACTCGATCCGGCACATCGAGTGCCCGTTCGAATCGCAGCACACCGCCTTCGGTGGTAGTGGCACCTTCGTCACCAACGCGGGCGAGAGCCCCGGTGGCGGATTCGTCATCAAGTGTATGCACGATTCCTGCACAGGACGGGACCGTCTCAGCTTCGTAGCAGAAATGATATCGCAGGAATGGCTGCCCGAGGGCGTACTGACCGATGATGCGTTTCTGATCGAGATGGAGGGCAGTGACCCCGCGCCTGCCATCGAGGACCCTAAACCGGCCGATGAAATTGCGCTAACCGACGTCACTAACGGTGCGGCAGCCGACGCCTACGTGCGTTGGCTTGCCGAGTCCGATACGCCTCCCATCAAGGCTGCTGAGTCCCTCAACGCCCTTGCGCGCCGACTTCGCGACGACCTTCACATTCCGATGGGTCGTTCTGCCCTCGACGTCGTCTACAAGAATTACGTCAAGGAATTCCGCCGTCTGAAGCTGGAGGCTGAGGAAGCTCGCCAGAAACAGGCGAAGGAAGCCCATCGCGCAGAGCGCGACGAAGAGAAAGAAAAGGCCAAGACTCAGAAGGCTCAGCAACTCGACAAGCGCCGAAAAGCAGAAGAGCAAAAAATAACTGATCGTGTGACGATCTTTGTCGAGACAGACCACCTTGAGTCCGTCAAGAAAGCCCTCAACGCGTTGAAGGTTTACAACGACAAAGACCCATTCATATTCCGCAGCGCAGGAAGCATCAACCGCATTTCCTACGACGAACAGGACCACCCCCGTGTCCAGCGGATGGGGCCGAACGAACTTCGCTACGAACTAGCGCGCGTCGCCCGTTATATGGTCGAGAAGGGGGAGGGGATGAAGGAAACTGAACCGCCTAATTCAGTCGTCAACGACATTCTTGCCAACCCTTCACCGCCGTTTCCTATTCTAACCGGTATCGTGACGGCTCCGGTATTCGGGCCGGACGGAAAGATCACAACAACGCCGGGTTACGACAAGAGCAGCCAACTGTTCTTTGAACCGTCGAACGGGCTGACCATCCGACCTATCTCGGATATCCCTTCCGAAGGTGAGGTAGCAAAGGCGCTCGACCTACTCATGGGCAACGCCCTGGTGGACTTTCCCTTCGACGGTCCCCACGGCGGTCAATCGGAGAGGGCGCACGCTCTTTGCATGGTCCTCCAGCCGTTCGCTCGCCAGCTAATCGGCGGCGGATCGACACCCATCTACCTGATCGTGAAGCCGACTCCGGGAACTGGCGCGTCGAAGCTGGTCAACATCTACTCGCTGATTTCTACTGGCGAAGATGCGGTTGCCCAGACAGAAACGCGCTCCGAGGACGAAATCCGAAAGCGCATCACCAGCGTCTTGCTGGAAGCGGCGCCGACTTTCTACCTCGACAACATCAACTATCGTGTTGACTCGTCGGCTCTCGCGTCTGCTGTCACCACTTCGATGTGGACGGATCGCCTCCTAGGCGAAACGAAGACGGTGAGGGTTCCGGTTCGACACACTTGGATTTTCGCGGGCAATAACCCTACGTTGTCCAACGAGATCGCGCGCCGCTGCGTTCGCATCCGATTGGATGCCAAGGTGGAGCGCCCCGAGCTTCGGGCAAACTTCAAGCACAAAGACCTTGAAGGATGGGTTAGGGCAAATCGCGCAGAACTCATTTGGGCCTGCCTGACTCTGATCCAGAACTGGATCGCCAAAGGACGCCCAGAACCTGAGACGGTTAAGGGTTCGTTTGAGCCCTGGTCTCGCGTGATGGGCGGCATCCTAAAGTGCTGCGGCTACGACGGCTTCCTGACCAACGACGGAGAACTCCGCGACGATTCCGACGAGGAAGGGAATGCAATCAAGCAGCTTGTTTCCATTTGGTGGGATACTTACGCAGCGAAGCCTGTCACTGTCGGTGGCGGAACTGACGGCGAGGGGCTATTCAACATTTTCGAAGATGAAGAGATTCCTCTCCCCATCCAACCGGGGGCTCCGAACCAGCAGAAAATCTCGTTTGGTAAGTACCTCGTAAAGTTGAAGAACCGCATCTTTACGATTGAAGACGAACACGGCGACCGAGTACAGGTCAGAATCGAACCGGCGACAAAGTACGCCAACAAGTCCCGCTGGCAGCTTACCCGATTGGATTGATAAAGTACTTTTGAGAACACCACGACACTACGTCGTGGTGTTTTTACATGAACCTCTTCTACATCGACCACAACCCAATTCGTGCGTGCCTATTCCATGTAGATAGGCACGTCGTGAAGATGCCTCTTGAACTGGCGCAGATGCTCTCCACAGCGCATCACGTCATAGACGGCGCAGAGGCGCGCTCGGGAATCTACAAACCCGCCTACGCCAACCACCCCTGCACAGTGTGGGTCCGCGAGAACCGCAGCAACTACGCTTTCGCGGCTCTCATGCTGGTCGGTTTGTTGGACGAATACCGGCACCGCTATGGCAGGACACACGGCACATCGCGTGTGTGGACCCTACTCTCCGACCCGCCGAGGAACCTGGCCCCAGGCCCCCTCACGGAACCTCCTCAGGCCATGCCTGAGGAATACAAACATCCAGACCCCCTCACCGCGTACCGGAACTATTACCGTCTCGGTAAGGCGCACCTTCATCAGTGGACGAAGCGCTCGGCACCAGTCTGGGTCAAAAACCTATAGAAATCAGAGACTTACAATGGGTATTAAGACAAACTACAGCGTGACCGACGACGAAGGTAACATCGCGGAGGTTTCCGTGTCTTTGCAGGAAGACGAACACGGAAACCCCGTACTCGCTTTCTCGCAAGATGGCACAGAAGTTGTCATCTCGATGGGGATGGCTGAGGAACTGAGCGAAGTCATTTCGAAGTTCACGCCGTGAGCGAGCTAAAGCCCGTCTTCGTGCCTCTCGACAAGGCTGTCGAGAACGCGGTGGATGAGATGACTGCGGTCTACCTATCTGGGTTGATCCGCCTGTCGGAAGAGGCCGCAGAGAGCAATCCCGAAGACGAAGGTGCTTCCACAGTTGACGAGCTTCCGTCCCTTGAGACGGACGAACTCCGTAGCTGGCTTATCGAAGCCTGCGCTCCCAAGGACAACGTCGCCCCGTCGTTCTCGGCCTACGTCGCGTCAGTCGTGAACAGCAAGCTCATGGCGCTGCATTCGGCGCAGCTTGAGCTGACCGTCCATATGCAGACATTCCTAGGGGGCACAGACCTCCGCATCGCAGAGCATATCCTACTGGTGAATGCACCGCACGTTATGGACGTCTTGGCTGAGAATCCGATGCACCCTGAGGGAGTCATGCTGATCCCCATTCCAGAGGCTGTTGTCGATGAAGAGGCTGACCCGATGAAGCCGCTGGACGTCCTGATGGCGGTCGTTAGGTGGGAGGGGGTCTACCTCTGCCGCCCTGCCATCGTTGACCTTCAGGAGGTCGAGGAACGCCTTCTTGAGGCCTCCAAGAGCCACATCGACGCTGTCGCTACCAAGAGAGTCCCGAACGTCTACTACCGTCAAGGCAGGCCTCACTGAGCCACCGAACACGCGCCACAGCTACGGCGCGTGTTTTTGGTCTGGCCAAGAGAGAGCCAGTCATATCCGACACGGAGTATCCGTGCCTTGATCACCGCTCAAGCCGCAAAGGAGTGCCTGAAGCCTACGCCTACGCCTACGCGCGCGCCTGTCTCCATTCTGGGGGCTCAGCCTGCCCCTCAAACTGTCGCCAGAGAGATCAGGCGTCGGCTGAGAGACGGGAACCAGCCCATCCTTTCCGCGCATGCTGGTAGGGATCGTCTAAAACAGCGAGGATTCTCGTATAATGATGTAATCAAACTGGTTACATCAGGTTATCCGTACCGAGTAGACAGGGGAGCCCAGCCAGGAGAATGGAAGGCGAACCTATCACTAACCATGCCGAATGGCCGCACTGCTGCTATAGTGTGTCTCGTCTCCGACCAGACTGAATCTATCATAATCCTCACGATCATGTGGGTGGATAGACTCATCAAAACCGTGTAGCGCCCGATTGAGTCTAATCTCAGGGAACCTACGCGATATGCCTAAGCCCTCCAACAGCCCGAAAAAGACTACAGTATACCAAAAAATGCGTAACAATACCCCGCCACCTTCTGTGGCAGATATCAAGGAATTCCTAATGGAACTCATGCGCGAACCGCGTGAGGCTCCGGACACCGATCCTCTCGCTAGGGGATGGGAACACATGCAAACCTCAAGGGGCTGGAAATGAACCAACCGACTGCCGGTGATGACATAGATCACCGGATTGAGACTCTTGCTGTGACAGCAGAACTGGATGAAGTCGTCGCCCATTGGCGCTCTCTTCGTGATGGTGCTATGTCGCTGGAAACATTTAACGACTTCATGGAATCCAACTATGGAATGAACGACGAAGAGTAGCTGTCGCCCTCAACCGGCGCTGGCTGCTTTTTGTACATATTAAGGAGTGAAAAATGCTTGCGGCATACCGCACAACTGACGATTCGGCTGTTTCCTATACCCCCGCTTCGGTGGAGGTTTTGTCAGCCATTCTTGAGTATTACGGCTTTGACTACTTCTTTACCCGCACACTAAGGACGCTAAACTTGAACGACGAAGACTACGCCGAGGCGGTTGACGAGGCTATCGACCGATACCGCTCTGACGGCGACATGAATACCTTCTCATTGCGACGCGCCTTCCGCTCTGTAGTCGATGACATTATGGACGAGGAAGGTTTCACCTACGAAGAAGCGCTTGAAACCCTGGCTTCCGAAGACTACGTTGTCCCTGTCACAACGGCGCTGTACTACAGCGTCGACGCAGGCGAAACGGATGTTGAGTACCTAAGTACGCTGATCCGGAACCGCGCCCAAAGGCTACTACGGCAGATAAACAGGTAGCAAAATAAGGAGGCACCGATGTCTACCATGACACCTAGGGCAACACTTTCACTCCCCAACCGCGCGCCCGCGCCTGTGAGGGAGGGGAAGCACCCGCAGCATGACTCGGTAGTCTATCTGATTCAGGAGCCGACGATCCCGAAGTACGGCGGGAAAGTCATCGACATCTCCCCGCTAAGCTGGTGGGGGAGGGTCTCCGTTCTGATCGAGCGGGGTCAGGTCGCCAGCTTCCGACCCGGCAATGCCTACGAGCAAATCCGCGCTCGGTTGGCTACGTTCAATCCTGACAAGGATTTCCTAGCCGTCGCTGGCGGCGACTCGCTGGCTGTCGTCCTGACAGGCAGCGTCCTGGCTCAGTACGGCCATACCTACTTCTACTACCTTCGGTTCGAACGAACACGGCTGCCAGACGGCACCCGTGACCCGTCCACAGGCGGATACGCACCAATACTGGTGCCGCTAACTCCTGAAGGTGCGAAACAATAACATGAAGGGGTAGGGGGCTTAGCCTCCACCCCCTTGAGATTTAGATTGTCTCAATCGAGTATTACAGAACACCAAAAGATTGCGGTACTCATCGCGTCTCGTATCTTCCCGACGCTGGATGAATTTGCTCTGGCGCACAATTTGACCGTCTCCCCAGAATCTGGGCTGTTGGTCCTACTCGCGCAGCGTCTCGCCCATCGCGGGCATTCGCCTGATGCAATCCTTGCGACCGTCGATGAGGCCTTGAAGGCCTACGAAGCCGCTAAGACGGGCGTCACGAATACTCAACCCTCTGAAGAGAAAACCTCTGGCGAACCCGTGCCGAGTCTTCCCCTGGGTGAGAACATCGTTCCTTTTCCTAGTAAAAAGTGACTCACAGACCTCCGGACGCGTCGCGTCTCGGAGGTTTTTGCACTACTTAAAGCTTTCAATGCTTGTTGCCATTACATAAACATTGTATACTTATGGTAACAAGGAAGTATTATCCCGATGTCCACACTAATCTGTGGCATCGACCCAGGACTAAACGGCGCGTTTGCTTTCATTGATATCGCGGCACAGACTCTTCAGATTGAAGACATGCCCACGAAGGAAAAGAACAACAAGCGGCACGTCGATCCGGTCTTGGTCGGTGCCATCCTTAACAAGTATATCCCCGACACTGTTTTTTTGGAGCAGGTTCACTCGTCCCCGCAGATGGGCGTCTCGTCGTCCTTCTCCTTCGGGCGGTCGAGCGGGATCGTCCTGGGCGCAGCAGGCGCCTGCGGACTCCCTGTCACCGAGGTTTCGCCCAGTGTGTGGAAGCCTCGCATGGGCTGCACAGCCGACAAGAAGCAGACGGTCGCCAGGGCCTCTCAGTTGCTCCCCTGCGGCGCTCCCGCGTGGAAGCTGGTGAAGCACACCGACCGGGCCGAGGCGGCACTCATCGCCCTCTACGGAGCCGTGGTGGCGGGGTACTCGATCTCTAACCTGAAGCTGAAGACCTAAATTGCCCGTACTGCCTGACCCCAAACGAGAGAAGTTCGCGCAGCTATGCGCGCGAGGGCTCTCCACCATCGACGCCTACGTTCGCGCCGGATATCGCCGGAATACCGGAAACGCCACCGCATTTCGCAAGCGGCCCGACGTCTCTAAGCGCGTCGATGAACTCGTCAAAGAAATGCAGAGCAACACCGAGGAAGAACTCGGTGAATTCCTCAAGGACACGGGGCTGACCCCGACCTACATCATTCGTCATATGCTCGATACCGCCACGAAGGCGAAAGAGGCGGGCAAGTACGACATCGCCGCGAAAACCTACAAAGACTTGGGCGGGGAACTTTTTGGCATGTTTGTCGAGAAGCGGCACCTGACAGTCGATAAAAACGACAATGTACACACCACGACAAACACAACGATTAACATTGAGGGCCTCAATCAAGCGCTTGAAAGCCTTGCAGGACCAAGCCCTGTCCGACTTGAAATCGACGGGTTCGCTGAAGTCATTGAACCCACAACAGCGCTCCTGGCTTCAATCCCTATCGAACGCGAGTGAGCCTGCTGGACAGCTAGACGCTCTGGCTTTTTTGATTGAGCGGGCCGAATCTCAATACAATTCGATGCTTGCCGAAGATGCGCCGAAAGACCTCGCAGCTTTCGCGGAATACGTTGACCCTGAGTGGCATCCAGCGCGCCACCATCAGCTAATGATCAACAAGCTGGAGGCGAGCTTCATCAACGGCGAGAACGGCCGGTTGATCGTCTCCATGCCAATGGGTCACGGCAAGTCGGTCTACAGTTCGATTGCTGCGCCCGCCTACATTTTTGGCCAGAATCCACATGAGCGGATCATCGCCGCAGGCCACACTCAGGATTTCGTTGAGAAGTCCATCGCCCGTAAGGTGCGCGGCATCCTCCAGACCGACCGATACAAGGCTCTATTCCCCAATACCCACATCTCGCAGGACAGCCGAGCCTCAGACCACTTCACGCTGGTCCCGCAGCGCCCCGGCACGCCAGGGCACTACATTGCGAAGGGGGCGGGTGGTGGCATCTCGGGTATCCGGGGCACGCGCATCATCGCGGACGACTTGTACCCTTCGATCAAGGATGCCTACTCCAAGGCCCACCGTGAAGAGGTAAGCCAGTGGTGGAAGGGCGACCTCGCGCCACGCCTTCTGCCGGGGGGCAACATCGTCCTCGTCATCACGCGCTTCCACCCCGCCGACATCGTCGGTGAACTCATTGAGGCAGCCACCAGAGGCGGCGAAAAGTGGGACACCGTTATCCTCCCCGCGATCTGCGATGATCCGGAGAACGACCCACTAGGCCGTGCAGAAGGTGAAGCCCTCTGGCCAGACTACCACACCATCGAGTCCCTGATCGTTCGTAAGGCAAACACGCCTGCCCGCATCTGGAACACGATGTACCAGTGCAACCCTGTCCACGACGGGGACGGAGTACTGAAGGAAGATTGGTTTCGCTACTGGGAAGACCTCCCGCCCGACAACATGGTTAAGAGGCGCTTCGTGTCATTCGACACGGCCAACAGCGCAAACGCCCGGTCGGACTACACGGTGGGAACGGCTTGGATCGAGACCTTCGACAAGCGGTATTTTTTGACGGATATCATCCGCGCCCGCGTCGAGTTTGCTGAATTGGTCAAGCTGATAGACGAGTTTGCGCGCCGCACAAAGTCGAGCGCCATTCTCATCGAAGACGCGGGCGCGGGGAAAAGCCTCATTCAGGCCTATCAAGGCAAGATGGCTGCTCCCCTTATTGCTATCAATCCGTACAACAAGTCCAAGGAGTTCCGCTTTGACGAAGTCAGTCCACTGTTCGAAAGCGGTGCAGTACTTCTTCCGAAGCACCATGAACTACTACCCGAGGTAGAGCGCGAGCTTTTGGAATTTCCAAACGGGACCAAGGACGACATTGTTGACTCTTGCACGCACGCCCTCCGATGGGCGCGCGGTAACAACATCCGACGCGGCATGAAGAAGCTCGGCGGAATTTACTAAGGACATAGAACTTCTTATGGGCGACGATCTTATCGACCTGAGCAAGGACACTAGCGGCGAGGCGTTCAGCTTCGCATATTCTTTCGACAACAGCGGCGGGGTCACGGTGTTCAGCGCGAACATTGACTCGTTTCATCCTGAGGGTGCCTATCTCCCCGACGTACTTGAACAGTTCCGTCGGTTTCTGATCGCGGCTGGCTTCGACTACGTCTCCACCGTGATGGTCACTACTACGGGCGGCGAGTCTTACACCACCGAGTAAAGTACTTTGATTGAGCCTTGGCCATAAACTCGGGCTCTTGCCGGTTTAGCTTAGTGGCGAAGCACCGCCTTTGTAACGCGGCCACGCGGGTTCGATTCCTGCAACCGGCACCATATGTCCCTATCGTCTAGTGGTCAGGACGCCGGATTTTCAATCCGAGAACGGCGGTTCAAATCCGCCTAGGGATACCAATTATCGGGAGTAGCTCAACTGGCAGAGCCCGCGACTGTTAATCGCGTGGTTGGAGGTTCGAACCCTCCCTCCCGAGCCATTTCAGGAAGGATGGCAGAGTGGACTATTGCAACCGCCTGGAAAGCGGTCGGTGTGCTGTGAAGTGCCCGCGTAGGTTCGAATCCTACTCCTTCCGCCAATTTCATAGTGCCCGATAGTTTAGCTGGCAGAACGCGGGGCTTTGGTCCCTGAGGCAGAGGTTCGACCCCTCAGCGGGCAGCCAATCAATTACTGCATGTAGCTCAGCCCGGTAGAGCATCGCGTTTGGGACGCGAGGGTCGCAAGTTCAACTCTTGTCGTGCAGACCAGTTCGTGGAGGGGAGACCGGAAGGTCTCCTTTTCCTTTTATGGAACTAGTAATGATCTCCCCCTGCACCCGTCTATGTCAGATCGAGCGCATCGAAGACGGCACCAAACGCTGCATCGGCTGCAAACGCACCCTAGCGGAAATCGCGAAGTGGGGCGGTATGACTGACGACGAACGAGACATCATCATGAAGGATTTATTGAGTCGATGATCTACCGATACGAAATCTCTCGGCACCGCAAGCGCCGATTCCGGTGCCTCGTTACCGTTCTTCAGGATCGGGCGATGGCGCGCGTGGCTGTCCCCCAAAGGAACACTCGATCTCCCAGGCGGCGCACGCTGTGGCGAAACGAGAAGAGCCTAGAACTATACTGCCAAGCACTCTTCGGTGAGTGCTACCGAACCGCCGAACGGGTGGCAAACAGGCGCAAATACTAATCCCCTTTCGGGCGAGCGGCGAAGTTGGAGAGTCGCGACAGACTGTAAATCTGTTCTCCTTAGGGAGTGAGTAGGTTCGAATCCTACATCGCCCACCATACCCCACCAATATAATATCCAGACACCTACTCAGGAAACAAATGACCGCAACTACAGAGCAAGACCTTCGCTGTGCCGTGGCAATGGCTATGGCATCGAATTCGCTACACGAAGGCCTCGATGAATGCTTCCTCAACATGCACGTCCGTCTGGCTGACGGACGAAATGGCGAGGCCCACGCCGCTAGGCTCGCAGCCGAGGTACTCCTTCAGGACGTCCTTGACCTGATCGAGGACGCGACGCTCTCTCTGTCGCCCGCCGCCAAGCGCCGTGTCGTTGAGTATCACACCACCACCTGATGGTGATGGATCGGAACCCTAGCGGGTTCCTTTTCATGAAAACCTGCATCAAGACACTCCGCTGCCTCATCGCAGCGACCGCGATCTTGCTGTCGGCTCCAAGTGAGGCGACCGCGCGAGAGCGCGGGGCAGCTAGTTGGTACGGATCAAACCATCACGGAAAGCTGATGGCGAATGGTCAACCTTTCAACCAGTGGGCGCTTACGGCTGCCCACCGCACCCTTCCTCTCGGTACACGCATCCACGTCCGTAATCTCGCCAATGACACATCCGTCATTGTCACGATCACGGATCGCGGACCCTACATTCGCGGGCGAATTCTCGACGTCAGTCGGGGGACCGCAGACCGCCTCCAGATGACGGAGCGAGGGATCGCGCGTGTCGAGATAACGACAATTCATCGCCCACGAAGGCGTAACTAAGGCTGGAATGCTACCGGACGACTACGTCGTCCCGCTCCCCGACGGCGTCGCTCTAATGAAGCACCAAGACGAAAATGTACGGTTCGCGGCGGGACGTAAAGTAACTTTAATAGCGGACGCTCCAGGCTTGGGCAAGACCTTCAGCACTATCGCGCTGATGAACTGCTTCCAACCCAAGCGCGTCCTTATCGTCTGCCCCGCGTCTCTTAAGCTGAACTGGCAGAGAGAGTGGAACAAGTACACGGTCCATGACCACATAGTCGTGCAAATTGTGAACTCAAAGACGGTCGCTCTCGATGGCGATGTCGTTGTTATTAACTACGACCTCATTGACAAGCACCACGCTCTGCTGATTGCGAAGACCTGGGACTTCGTCGTTCTGGACGAAGCGCACTACGCCAAGAATCCAGACGCGAAGCGCACGAAGCTGATCTTCGGCAAGAAGGCGAAGCGAAAGCCGATCATTGGTATTCCGTACAAGCGGCTTGTGCTGCTCACCGGCACGCCGATGACCAACCGCCCCATCGATCTGTGGAATTTCTGTCAGGTCGCTGATCCCAAGGGTCTTGGGAAGGACTACTTCTCGTTCGTCAAGCGCTACTGCAAGGCGTGGCGAAGCCCGTGGGGCCTCGACGTCTCTGGTGCTTCGAACCTTGAAGAACTTGGCGACAAGCTGCGCGCCTCCTTCATGATTCGACATGACAAAGACCTGCTGAACCTTCCTCCGAAGCTTCACAGCGTCATCGAACTTCCGACTGATGGTTTGGGCGTCGATAAGCTGCTGAAACGTGAGGCCGAACTATTCGCCAAACTGGCGCAAAGCGGTGTCGATCTGGAGGCCGAGGATTTCGACGAACAGGTCGAACGGCTCGCCAAAGAAAAGGCACCTGACCGCGTTCAGATCATGACCGACCTCGCAGCGACCCGCCAGGAAGTCGCGTTGAAGAAGCTCCCGATGGTCGTGTCGTTCGTTGAGAACCTTGTTGAGCAGGGCGAGAAAGTCGTCGTCTTCACGTATCATAAGGCTATTTCTCTTGCGCTGACGGACCATTTCGGAGACGATGCGGTAACCATCACCGGAGATACCCCCGAGAAACTTAGGCAACCCGCCGTGGATGCGTTCCAGGCGGATGGGCAACCTATGGTGTTCATCGGTCAGATTCGCGCCGCAGGTGTGGGACTGACGCTGACTAAGAGCCGTACCGTTGTATTTGCGGAACTGGATTATGTCCCTGCAAGCATGTTACAATGTGCGGATCGCGTCCACAGGATTAGCCAAACCCTTCCCTGTAACATTTCTTACCTTGTTCTTGGGGGTAGTTTGGACGCAACGATTGCAAACAAACTTGTAGAGAAACAGGCAAATATCGATGCTGTCATGTCAGACAGGTCTACCCCCTAATGTGCTTACCGATTCAGCTAAAAATGGATCGAATAAAACTGCGATTTGGCGGGAAGAAGCAGCCGCAAACAACTTCAATTTTATAGCATCTGTAGGCAGCGCGTCTGGTGCGTATAAGTGTCGCGCTTGCACGGCTGAACTGACGGCCTCGCGCTCGTCCATGAGACGTGGAGAAACAAAGTGTCCTACATGTGTGATACTAAAGCGCGAAGACGCAGCGGCCCGTCTCGGTCTACGTTATGTGGAAAACAAAAAGCATGGGAAGGCTCTGTACGAGTGCCTTACCTGTAGTGAACAATTCGAACGCGAGCGTTCGTGTATAAAGAGCGCCAGCGTGCAGTGCCCCGGATGCGAAGGTACACGGTGGCGGGACGAGGCGGCTAAAGTCGGCCTTCAGCATATCCGCCGTATTGACCGGGCTAGGTCCGAGTACGCATGTCTGAAGTGCGACCTCGTCGTAAACCGAAAGAGGGATTCAGTCCGTAGAGGTGAGTTCAGATGTGACAGATGCGTCGAAAACAGGCGAAAAACTCGCGCGACGGATATGGGCTTCAGGTTTATACGAACCGATGGATCGGTGTATGGGTTCTATGAATGTATGCTCTGCCTAACACCGTGTAGGCGCCAAATGACCGCTATCGACGAAGGTACTGCGCGCTGTCCTGGGTGTCACCCAAAGCAGAGCAGGGGCGAGACTATTATCGAGAATTTTCTAATCGAAGAAGGTATAAACTTTCAGAAAGAGTTTTCGGTTAGAATAGGCGAAAGACTTCGCAAATTCGATTTCAGGTTACAGGACGGGATGATGATCGAATTCGACGGCCAGCAGCATTTTTCTGATGGTGCGCCGTTATGGGGAGAGAAAGGGAGGCTGGCATCTAGAACGCTCCCCTCAGATAGGGAAAAAGACGCGTTCTGCGTTAAGAATCAAATACCTCTTATTCGAATCCATTTTTCCTGTCTGAAAAACGGTGTTTTGAGAGAGGCAGTAGAGACTGCGATTAGAAGTACATTCGGAGCGGACCAACCTCTTTATCTACTTGCTAAAGGTAAGAACATACACACGGTAAGTGTGAAAGATTATTGGACACGGGTCGAACACTTAGGAGGTCTGTCAAACCTCTGAGCAGCCGAATACTCAACCCTCCTAGAGAGAAAATCAAGAAAAGGACCTTCGGGTCCTTTTTGTAATTCAACCCAAACTCAGGAGCCAAACCCTCTAACATGAAACTCAACACTTCGACTGGCGGCGCATTTGAGACCGCCAACCTGACCGAGACCCGCGATTTCACGATCCGCGCGTCGGGTAAGGCATTCAAGATTCTGATCGACGGGCTGTACGCCGACAAGGTCGCGGCGGTTATCCGCGAACTCTGCACGAACGCCTACGACGCGCATCTTGCAATCGGCAAGGGCGACGTCCCGTTCGTCGTCCGCTTGCCGACCATCTTCGACCCCACCTTCAAGGTTCGCGACTTCGGCGTCTCCATGACGCACGAACAGACGATGCGTCTGCTCAGCACGGTCTTCGAATCGTCCAAGGACACGTCGAACAACCAAGTCGGCGCGTTCGGCCTGGGGTCGAAGTCCCCGTTCTCGCTGGTCGATTCCTTCACCATCACGGTGTGGAAGGACGGCGAACGGCGCGTCTACACCGCGTACTTCGCCAAGGACGGTGTCCCCAGCATCGCGCTGATGGACCGCCAGCCCTCGACGGAGCCGCAGGGCGTCGAATTCCAGATGACCATCGAGCAGAAGGACGTCACCGGGTTCCGGGACAAGGCGGCTTCGATTCTTCAGTGGTTCCCGACCTTCCCAAAGATCGAGGGGAACCAGATCACGTTGATGAAGCCTGTTACCCTCGCCTCTGGCAAGGGCTGGCAGCTTCTTCAGTCCCACGGCGGCGCTCGCGCTCGCCAGGGCTGCGTGGTCTACCCGCTGTCGGCCTCCTCGATCAGTCAGCTTCCACCTGAGTACGTGGCACTACTGAACGCGCCGCTGCTGATCGACTTCCCGATTGGCAGCCTCGACGTCGCAGCCTCTCGCGAGTCTCTGTCCTATGACGCCCCTACGTGTGCGAACATCGTTGCACGCCTCAACAGCGTGTCCAAGGACGTCCACGAACACTACGGTAAGTCGATCAAGGACGCTCCCACGCTTTGGGAGGCGGGCAAGAAGCTTAGAGAACTGTCTCAAAAGTCGAACCTTCCCATCTCGCTGGTGCGGCTGATTGCTGGCACCAAGTGGAAGGGCACGACGAACTGCGACAACTTCTCTATGTCCCGGATCATTACTGATCTGGACGCAAAGGGAATCAAGTTCTCTCCATACTTCTGGGAATACTACCGCCTGCGACGCCTCAACTCGTCCGTCTACATCGACGGGGACTCGCGTTCCAGCGGCAGTCGGATGCTGTGGGATTACGGCAACGAAACCCTATCCATCTACTTCACTGTTGCCGAGAAGCGCCCAACCCACGAAGGGCGCCGCATCATGGAACACTACAAGCGTGTAGCCAACAACGGCAGCGCCATCCTCTTCGTCCTCGCGGATGAAGCGGACCACAAGGCTATCCTCGATGCGATGGGCAACCCTCCAGCGACGATGGTGACGTGGACGCGCGATCTACCGGCCCCTGTCATGACGCCTCGCGCCAGCGCTCCCAAGCGTGGCACGACGAAGAAGGAAGAGGTCAAGGTTCGTGAAGCCAAGCTTGGTAAGGACGGCTACGCCCTTGAACCGGAGAAGGTCGTCCAACTGGACGGTGATGCTTACTACGTGTTCATGCGCGAATCGATAATCCAAGACTTGGGTCCGCGTAAAATCAAGGCCCAAATCAGCACCTTCCTCAATGGGCTGCATGGCCTTCACGCTGCCGGGTTCGTTGACTCAACTAAGCCCCTCTACGTAGTCAGTGTGGTCTACCAGAAGCGTGTGGAAGACAGCGGAAGCTGGACCGAGTGGTCCGCGACCCTGGCTCCCCATGTCACTACGCTGGAAGACAAGCTTACAGTTGAGGGGGAAAACCAGTCTCTCGCTAACATGCTACGCGGAGACAACTGGTGTACTCTGTTGCGTGTGAACCAGACGCTTGTGGGAGTCGTCCAGAACTCCAAGCGGGGGAATCTTTACGATATCCACAGCGCCATCCCGAATCTCGGGATCGAGAACACCGAGAAGTGGCTCAATGCGCTTGCTGCACCCTATGCGCGTACACTCGTCGCCTTTAATGATTTGGGTTACGACGTCTCCAATGTGAGAAGTAAGGCGCAGTCTCGGGTCAACAACTCGCCTAAGCTCGCCACACTGATTAGTAAGATTCAGGCGTGCAACAGGTCTTACCCCATCTTGCGTAAGTACGACCACTATACACTCACTCGCGGGTCTTCTGCCGACCTCGCACCAATCTTGGAGTACATTGAGGCTATCGACTTGTTGCACGCAACCCGTGCCGCAGCGAAGACTGCCGCTATCGTTCAAACTACCGCTGCGTCGTCTACCACCATCGCAGCTTGATCTTGGTGGGGAGAGCCGTGTCTCTCCCCACTCCCAAACCCCCTATTACGGAGAATAAAATGACTGTTCCGTTTATCATCGGCAGCGCCTCGATCACCGTCATCGTTGACGGCAAGACCTACGTTGCCAAGACTTCGCACCCGAACTTCGCGGATATCAAGGACTACCTGAAGGCTGGCGCCGCCGACAAGGCCAAGCTCGCCAAGATGTTCGACATTCCGCAGGCGATCCAGACCAAGAGCGCCGGTCGGGTGACGATCACCAACGACACCGTCTTCTTCGACGGAAAGCCGCTACACTCGACGCTGTCGCGTCGCATGCTCAGCATGCTGTCCGAGGGCTTCGATATCAGCCCGCTCACCAACTTCCTTGAGCGCCTGATGAACAACCCGTCTAACCGTGCGGTGACGGGCCTCTACGACTTCCTTGAGGCTACCAACATTCCGATCACGCCGGATGGTAAGTTCCTTGCCTACAAGAAGGTCCGGAAGGATTACTACGACATTCACAGCGGCACCATGCTGAACGCGGTGGGGCAGACGCTCCGCATCCCGCGCAATCAGGTGGACGAGAACCCTGACCAGACCTGTTCGCACGGCTTGCACGTCTGCTCGGCGTCGTATCTGCCGCACTTTGGTAGCTACTCCAACGGCGACCGCGTGGTCATCGTTGAGGTCGATCCTGCCGATGTGGTCGCCATTCCTCGCGACTACAACAACGCGAAGATGCGCTGCGCGGGTTACCGCGTGATCGGTGAGGTCGCCCCGGCCGATGTGGCTACGATCTTCTCGTCGGCTGTCATGAGCGAAGCGAACTTCGCGCCGCGTGCCGAGTCCGACCTCACCTCCGGAGGTACTCTGGAGGCAGATGAGACGGACGTGATCCGAGATATCCACGGCGTCGTCGTGCGTTTCGCCCTTGATTACGACGACGAGTGGGTCGCCCACTTCACCGTCGATGGTGAAGATCAGGAATACGCGACCTGTCTGGAGGACCTTGAGGAAGCCATTGAGGATTTCAAGGCCTCCTGCATGGAGGAAGTGGCAGACTGGACGGGTCAAATCCGGTGGCTTGATGAAGATGGGGACCTCATGACTGAGACTGTCACAGTCGAGTGGGCCGCAGACTGCCAGCCTGACGAGGATGAATTCTTCGAAACTGCTGACGTTTGGGAAGACGGCGCACGCGTCGTGAATGTCCACATCGTATCTGGTAGCAAGCGCTGGCAGCTTTCGCGCTGGTGATTGACTGAGGGAGGCCTTCGGGCCTCCCTTTCTACAAACTTAAAGGACTTTAGATGCAACACTATGTACTAGGTTTTGCCTTCGATTACGACATTCGTGTGACCCTAATTAAGAAAGACCGTCCTGATTGGATGGCAGGGAAATGGAACGGCGTCGGCGGTAAGATCGAACCGGGCGAGGACCCTCATGCCGCAATGGCTCGCGAGTTCCGCGAAGAGACCGGTGTGTCGATTTTCCACACCGTATGGCAGAAGTTCGCTATTCTACGGGACAAACAGGCTGGATTTGAGATCGACTGCTTCGTCACCATTCTCCCGCCATCGATCCTCGATGAAGTTCGTTCTCCCGAGAGTGAAGAAGTTCGCATCTTCGACGGCGATGTACTGGTTCGTCCGGACCTCGACCTGATGCCCAACCTTCGCTGGTTGCTCCCCATGAGCCTGACTCTCAGCGAGACCGATATTCCAGTCCTGATCGAGTATGGGTTCAAGGCTATCGACGCGCGAGGTGCGTGCTGATGGGGCACTACGACGACCAGCGCGAAGCCGCAGAAGAAGAGACACGCCGCTGGGAAGAGACTCGCCTCATCCAGGCGGTCAAAGCCGGTCACTACGACGATCTGGTGAGTACGGCGCACAAGCACAACGACTACAAGACGATCATCGACTCTCGCGTGTTGGCGAGGCTACTGCGCGCTATCCGCGACCGGTTGTGACGGGTTGAGAGGGCAATCCAGTTTGGGTTGCCCTCTTTTTTGCACAACAGGGCTAAAGAAAATGATCCTCGACAAACTGGTGGCTGCTGGAGCCGCCCACCCACCGAAGTGGCTCCCAGGCCAGACAGCATACCTGACGATGATGGGCAGCAACGCTTACGGCGTCTCGGCCGACACGTCCGACATGGATATCTACGGATTCTGCGTTCCTCCCAAGGAGGACATCTTCCCCCACCTACAGGGCGTCATTCCAGGCTTCGGAGAACAGCCCAAGCGATTCGAACAGTGGCAACATCACCACATCAAGAATCCGGACGGCAAGGACCAGACCTACGACTTCGCGGTCTTCTCCATCGTAAAGTACTTTCAGCTTTGCATGGACAATAATCCGAACATGCTAAACAGCCTGTTCACGCCACGCCGCTGTGTCCTTCACACGACACCGGTTGCGGAGATGGTCCGTGAACGCCGCCGCGAGTTCTTGCATAAAGGCTGCTGGCCGAAGTTCAAGGGCTATGCCTACGGGCAGATGGGCAAGATTAGGGACAAGACCGCGTCGCTTAATCCAGCCCGCGCAGAGTCGATTGCAGAACACGGCTACGATCTGAAGTATGCCTACCACACTGTACGACTCTTGAACGAGGTCGAGCAAATCCTCGTCGAGGGCGACCTCGACATCGAACGCAACCGCGAGCAGCTAAAGTCGATCCGACGTGGTGACTGGAAGTTCGAAGATTTGGAGCGCTACTTCACTGAGAAGGAGCATTCTTTGGAGAAGCAGTACGCCGAATCCAAACTTCCGGAGCAGGCAAACGAACGCGCGCTCAAGGCCTTACTTCTCGACTGCCTTGAGAACTACTACGGCTCGATGGCGGTCGTAGTTCAGCGCGACCCGTCGATAGATCAGTTGGTCCGAGATATCGACGGGCTGCTGAGTAAGTATCGGTAAATAAAGGAGACCTTCCGGTCTCCTTTTGACCGTCACGATAGACGGGCGGTCGCCAAACTAAGCAATGGAGTATTGCTATGCGAGCAGACTATGCAGTTTACATTGGGCGTTTTCAGCCCTTTCATCTTGGCCACTTTCACGTCCTAACTCAGGCGCTATCGTTGGCTTCCCACGTTATCGTCATTCTCGGGTCCAGCTTCGGCCCGCGAACTGTCAAGAACCCGTTTACGCATGAAGAGCGCGAGACCATGATTCGCGCCTGCCTGACCGATTTCGAAAACAAGCACGTCACCTTCGTTCCTATTGAGGATTCCGTCTACAACGACGGTGCCTGGGAAGCGGCGGTAGTCGCTGCGGTTGACGACATCATCCTCAGCGCGGATTCCGAACACCTCCCTACCGTCATCCATGTCGGTCACGACAAGGATGCAGGCGCATCCCATGTGCGAATGTTTCCTCAATGGAAGTTCGTGGAGGCCGGACAGCACACGCAGAAGGGCAAGCCCATCAGCGCGACTGATTTCCGCAACGCCTACTTCTCGTCCAAATGGAACAGCGCGGGGCTGTGGGACTACCTCCCGGTAGGCGTCCAGAAGTTCCTCAGCACGGACGTTGAAGCTGATGGCAGCTTCTACTGGACACCGGCACGGGAGCAGCTTGAAGCCGAGAAGGCCTTCATCGATAAGTACCGAGCGTCTTGGGCATCCGCCCCATACCCACCAACCTTCGTGACGGTGGACGCGGTCGTGGTGCAGTCCAGTCACATCCTACTGGTCGAGCGCCGGGCTGAGCCGGGCAGGGGTCTCTGGGCGCTTCCTGGGGGCTTCCTAGACCAAGGCGAGCGCATCCTCGATGCGACGATCCGCGAGCTTCGCGAAGAGACGCGTCTCAAGGTTCCCGAAGCCGTACTTCGCGGAAACGTCGTAACCACCAAAGTCTTCGATGACCCAGGTCGGTCGCTACGCGGTCGCACGATCACACATGCCTCGCTGATCCACCTACCGCCGCACGGCGATGGACTGCCAGCGGTCAAGGCGTCCAGCGACGCAAGTAAGGCGCAGTGGTGGCACATCAACCACGTCAAGCGGTCGATGATGTTTGAGGACCACCAAGATATTCTGATGTGTATGTGGCGTTCTCTGTGAGAGCCTTAACTTCTCTGCGCGTCAGCCCCAGCGCTCGGCAGGCTGCTGCTATTGATTGATAATGTACGCCAAATAGGTGCGCTGCCTTCGCTGGGCCGCGCCCTTTTGTACTAGTGTCGATCTCGCTAACTTCCCCCGCGATAAGTGCTTTGATGTCTTTGTAGCGATACCCTGCTTCTTTGGCCGCAGACACTGAGTTGTACAGAACACCATCGACGGTGACTGGTATACTCCTTGGGTGTTCCGCACCGGTCTGATAGCCAATACTTCTACGATATGCGATAAGCTTTCCAATAGAATTTTTACCATTCTCCGATGTGGCCTTCCGAAGTTTATCGGTAATCTGCCGTCTGGAGTTTTCCTTCCTGGCTGAAGCGCACATCCGAGCCCTAGTATCGGCACTATGCTTCTTACCCATAAACCCAAACGATGTCCCACTCCCACCGGGAGAGAGATTATAGAACGCCTCTGATTCAACAGCGCTGAGACTGCGGATGACCGACCTTTCGGCGGCATCTAAGTCTTCTTTGGAGAAGGACTCGTAGATAATTTCCCGGCTGAATGACGTCCTCCCGTACTTTCGAATTGCCCGAAGCAGAAGCTTCCCTGAGCCGAGATAACGCTCCCACCCGTTTTTCATGTACGAACGCTTGCCTATGTACTGCTTACCATTAGCCGTATTAGTAGTGATGTAGATAAATCCGTATTTTGTAATCATACAATTATTGTAACATAATTTATGGTATCGAAGTACTCTTCCGCTGTTTTTTGGGTCCTCGAAAGACGGGACTCATAACCGGATAGAGGAGTTCTTATCCACAATGTACAACGACAACATTCTTCTGATGGTGGACTCTTATAAGTCCTCCCACTTCGTCCAGTACCCGCCCGGCACCGAGTACGTCTACTCGTATATCGAGTCTCGCGGCGGCGCCCACGACCGTACCCTGTTCTTCGGTCTTCAGATGTTCATCAAGCGATACCTGCTGAAGCCCATTTCCGCCAAGGACGTGGACGAAGCCGAAACCTTTTTCCAGGCGCATGGTCTTCCGTTCAACCGCGAAGGTTGGGACTACATCGTCAAGGCCCACGACGGATTCCTGCCCGTGCTGATTCGCGCGGTGCCGGAAGGCTTGGTGGTCCCGACGAAGAACGTGCTGGCGACCGTCGTTAACACGGACCCGAAGTGCTTCTGGCTGACGTCGTATCTTGAGACGGCGCTCCTGCGAGCGGTCTGGTATCCGACGACGGTCGCGACGCAGTCCTGGCATATCAAGCAGATCATCCGGAAGACACTAACAGAGACGTCGGACGATCCTGAGGGACAGCTCCCGTTCAAGCTTCACGACTTCGGCGCGAGGGGTGTGTCGAGTGCAGAGAGCGCGGCCATTGGTGGTGCTGCTCACCTCGTCAACTTCATGGGCTCCGACACCGTCGAGGGTGTTCTCGCTGCCAACCGCTTCTACAAGGCTGGCATGGCGGGGTTCTCGATCCCTGCTTCGGAACACTCCACGATCACTTCGTGGGGTAGGAGTAACGAAGAGCATGCGTACAGAAACATGCTCTGGAAGTTCGCCAAGCCTGGAAGCCTCGTCGCTGTGGTGAGCGACTCCTACGACCTCTGGAACGCTATCGACAATCTCTGGGGCGACAAGCTCCGCGAGGACGTCGTCAATAGCGGCGCCACGGTCGTGATCCGGCCTGACAGCGGCGATCCCGTGCTGACACCCGTCGTGGCGGTGGCGCGTCTCGCGTCGAAGTTTGGGTACACAACGAACAGTAAGGGCTACCACGTCCTGAACAACGTCCGTGTCATCCAGGGCGACGGCATCAATGCGGATTCGATTACCTCGATTCTACAAGAGCTGACCAAGACTGGATTCTCTGCCGACAACATCGCGTTCGGCATGGGTGGCGCTCTTCTACAGGGCATCAACCGTGACACGCAGAAGTTCGCGATGAAGTGCAGCGCCATCCGTGCGAACGGACAATGGCGCGACGTGCAGAAGGACCCGGTCACAGACCCCGGCAAGCGGTCGAAGACGGGCAGACTAGCGCTCGTCCGCGACAGGTGGACCGGCGAGTACACAACTGTCGATAAGTTTGGGGGCGATATCCTAGACTTGGATGACGTACTGGACCCGGTGTTCGGGAACGGCACCGCACTCAATGACCAGACGTTCGCGGATATCCGCGCGCGGTCGAACCGTATGTAATGATTAGGAATCGCGAAAGCGGTTCCTTTTCACACACACAAAATAAGGAAAAGAAATGACCATCCTTGGCACTTTAGTCTTGATCTTGATTCTCTGCATGTGGGTCTTCGGTGTCGTAGCCACGATCCGCCGCATGCTCTCTGACGGGATGGATATTAAGCTCTCCACCTTGCTCGGCGTGCTGGTGATTGTATGGATCGCCGGGCTGGTAGTCTGGCTGGACGGCAACATCAACCTGTCTCGACTCAACTTCACGATCATTCGGGCGAAGCGGGATTAGGAACCGCTTAGGCGGTTCCTTTTCGTCAACAACTCAACTACGGAGATTGAATACTTAATGAAGATCATCGGATGGGCACTGGGTGGGATTCTCGCCCTGGTCGCCCTGGTTATCGCGCTCAACATGGCGGGGACGTTCTCATCCGTCGCTACGGCGCCCGGTCGAGTCATTCAGCGCACGCTGGAGACCGACAACATCATCACCAACTACGAATGGTTCCACCAAGCGAACGGCACGTTCCAGACCCGCACGCGTCAGGTCGCCCAATTCAAGGGCTTCCTAAGCAGTGAGACCAACGACGCTGAGAAGCGCCGTCTCCGTATCGAGATGGCTGCCGTTCAACAGGCCTGTCGCGATCTGGCGCAGACCTACAACGCTCGTTCCACCATGACCAACCGCGCGATCTTCCGGGGGCAAACCGCCCCGGTCGAACTCGACGCCCAACTCTGTGAGTAAGCCCCCATGAAGAAGCTCATCGTTCTACTGCTCGCCGCTCCGCTGATGTTCGCCCTCTCGGCGTGCGTTCCGGAGGCCCCAGCACCGACCGCGCGCGACCGGCAGGCGCAGGCGGCGCAACAGGCTGCCAACTCAATCTCCTTCACCGACAATGCGGAAATCGACAACGTCCGCAGGCGGCTGGAACTGACAGCCAATCCGAACCTGCTCGGCTTCATCGTCCTCTTCAATGAGGCTGGCGCTCCCATCATGTACGAGGGCGTCCGTGGCAAGGTGACGTCGGGTAGCAAGCGCCTGACTCAGCCAGATCGGGTGACCGGCCACAGTACCGGTAACGGTACGCAGTACGTGACCCGGCAGGCGCCCTCTGACGAGGGGACTTACGGCTCGTCTAACCCGTACATCTACTACTGGAACACCAACGGTGAGTATCGGCAGTGGTCTGGTGCTTACTTCTACTCGACTCAGCCGATTCGTCTGCGCGTTGAGCCGGTCATCGTGTCCGTCGTTCCCTCTGCGGCGCAGTGACTATAAAGGAGACCTTTGGGTCTCCTTTTAATGCCAAAGAAAGACGAAACACCACAAGCTATCGCCTACATAAGAACGAGGCTGGACCTAGATAAAACAACTGGGACTCTGATTTGGAAAATAAGGTCGGGACATAGTAGGCACGTAAAGACATGGAATACACGCTTCGCGGGACAAGTAGCGGGGCACAAAGATAAAACACACGGGTTCGTCATCGTTAGTATAAGCGGCGTCCACCACCTTGCACACCGAATAGTTTTCGCTCTTGAGAACGGCAGATGGCCAGCGGATGAAATCGACCATATCGACGGCAATCCCACCAACAACAGGCCGTCTAATCTGCGCGAAGCCTCACGGACTCAGAACATACATAATAGGCGCCATCACAAAGATTCGAAGAGCGGAATTAAGGGTGTAACTTTTCGCGCTGAACGGGACAAATGGCGAGCCTGCATATATCACGGCGGTAAACAGCGCTTCCTAGGCCATTTCGATAGTGCCGAAGAGGCTGCCGCAGCATACGCAGAAGCGGCAATCACGCATCACGGAGCATTCGCCAAATACACTGGGGTTAATAAGTAAAAATGAAGCGCCTAACATGGGATATTGAAGCGGACGGGCTGCGGAGAAGTGTTACCAAGGTTCACCTCCTTATCGTCCGTGACATTGACTCAGATAAAGAGATGGTCTTTCGAAATAGGGCAGACGTTCAATTACACCGAGCCGCCGAAGTAGCCCCATGCGACGGTTGGATCGAAGACGGCCTTCGCTTGCTAATGAGTGCTGATCTGTTGGTAGGGCACAATTTGATCGGCTATGATATCCCCACGCTTGAGGACTTGTACCCTTGGTTTGAAGTGTCCGGACTAATCCGCGACACATTGATCCTGACGCGGCTACTGTTCTCCGACATCAAGGACGACGACTTCGTCAAGTTCCGGAAGGGTTCGCTCCCCGGCAAACTGATCGGCATGCACTCGCTCAAGGCTTGGGGCTACCGCATCGGCGTACACAAGGCCGAATTCGGAGAAGGCGGCATCGAGGACTGGGCGGTTTGGACTCCTGAGATGGAGACCTACGCCCGCCAGGACGTCGTCGTGAACGTCGAGCTGTGGCGGTATGTCGAACGCCAGATTGCACGAATGAACTACAGCCAGGAAGCAATTCGGCTGGAGCATCAGTTCGCCAATCTTCTGACGAAGATCGAACACAACGGCTTCCCCTTCAACGAGGAAGAGGCGAAGGCGCTCTACGCCCGACTCAGCGAAGAGAAAGCACAGATCGAAGGCTTCCTACTTTCTCAGTTCCGCCCCTGGTGGAAGGCTGAAAAGTGGGAGAAGGACAATCGAGACCGCCCTATGGCGTGGCGTGAAGCTAGTACCATCACCCCACAGAAAACGCTCAACTACAAGGACCCGCTGAAGGCCTCACGCACAGCGGGCGCACCCTTCTGTCCTGTCAAGCTGGAAGAATTCAATCCAGGCAGCCGCGATCAAATCGCTGACCGCCTGCAACGGGGCTACGGTTGGAAGCCGAAACAGTTCACCGACACCGGCAAGCCCAAAGTCAGCGAGGACGTTCTACGCGACCTTGTGGGCGAGCTGGACGAAGACGAAGACGGCATCGAAGAGTCCGAACAGGAACTCTACGACAAGCTCGTCACGACGGTTCCTGAGGCCAAGTACCTCGCGGACTACTTCCTCGTTCAGAAGCGTATTGGTCAGCTTGCCGAGGGCAAGAACGGCTGGCTGAAACTCGTCAGAGACGGCAAGGTCCATGGGTCCGTAAACGGCCTAGGCGCAGTCACCCGCCGCGTCACGCACGCCAAGCCTAACATGTCTCAGTGCCCCGCTGTGCGGTCGCCCTACGGCGTCGAGATGCGGAAGCTGTGGCATGTTCCTAAGGGCTGGCTGCAATTCGGAACCGACTTGTCGGGTATCGAGATTAGGTGCTTCGCGGACGTCCTGGCCGAATTCGATGGCGGCGAGTACGCCCGCATTGTCATCGAGGGCGACGTTCACAGCGAGAACCAGAAAGCTTTCGGCGTCCCTACACGGGACAACGCAAAAACTACGCTGTACGCCCTATTATACGGCGCGGGGGACGCCAAGCTAGGTAGTATCATCGACCAAGGTTCCGAGGCCGGAAGACGCATCAAGAAGAATTTCATGAAGGCGGTTCCTGCATACGGCGAAGTGGTCAAACGCCTCAACAAACAGGTCACCCGAAACGGCTGGATTCCAGCCCTCGACGGCGGGCGACTGCACGTTCGCAGTGAACACAAGGCCCTCAATACGTCCCTTCAATCGGCAGGCGCGTTGGTGGCTAAGAAGTGGTCCGTTCTTTTGGAGGAGAAGCTTCTCGGCACGGGATGGAAACACGGCTGGGACGGCGACTTCGCGATCCTTGGCTATTTCCACGACGAGCTACAAATAGCGGTGCGCGCGGAATCGACATACAACATGTTGTGTGAATATAAGAACGATACCGACTACTCGACCTGGGAAGATGAAAAGAAGATCAAGGCGCACAAGGCCAAGCATCTTCAGGACTGGTTCTGGGGGAAGTCGCCGGAAATCCGCCGAATCGGAACAGCAGTTAAAGAGGCAATCAAGGAAGTCGAGAAGCATTTCGAATTCCTTTGTCCTCTTGATTGTGAATTCAAGGTCGGCCTGAACTGGGCTGATTGCCACTGAAACAATGAAGAAAGCAAACTACATGGAAAAATTTATGATATTTGTACTTAGCGCCCTAGGCGTCGCTGTCGCGGCAGTGCTACTCCCGCTGATCATGCCGCTCTTCGGCGCGTTCGCGGGCGCGGTGATCGGATTCTTCTTCGACGAGACGTCTCGGGAATTCCTGAACGCGCTCGGAATGCAGAAGCTGGAAATGTGGCAACTCGGCGCTATGCTCGGCTTCGTGGGCGGCTTCTTCAAGGCATCCACGGTAAAGGCATGACCCAAATCCCAGAAGCCGCGCTCGCGGTCCTGGGGGTGATCTTCGTGTTGCAGCTTGCGTCTGTAGCTCTGGTGGCGGGCGGGGGGATTATTCTCCTCGCCTTCCTCCTAAAGAAGAAGTAGGCCGAGATGCCTATTCTCTTTTTCGACACAGAAACAACGGGTAAGATCAAACCCCGCCAGCCGCTGCCTGATATCGTGCAGTTGGCTGCTGTCCTAACAGACGACGACCTCAACGAAATCGTCGCTCTCAACAACATCGTTTACCCGACGTACTGGACTATTTCGGACGAGGTTGCCGCAATTCACGGAATCAGCCACGCCAAGGCCGAAGCCGAAGGTCTGGCTCTCCCTGACGTGATGTCTGTGTTCCTCGCTCTCACGGGCGTTGCAACAAAGTTTGTCATCCACAACGCCGAGTACGACGTCCCGGTTATCGAGAACGCCCTGGCGCGGATCAAGAGCGAGGCAAAACCTTTCGAAGGTAAACCTCCGCTCTGTACCATGCGCGCTGCAAAGCCCGTATTGAAACTACCAAATCGAAACCCATACGTGAACGACGCTTACAAGTTCCCTAGCCTGTCCGAGTGCCACAAGTTCTTCTTTCAGGAAGACTTCGATGGCGCACACGACGCTCTTGTGGACGTGCGCGCAACTATCAAGGTTTACGGCGCTCTTTGCCGCCATTATGGAATGGACCCCTGACGAAACTAGCGCCTAAGAACTACGCCCTCGTCGGGGCTCAAGGTGTCGCGTTGGTCCTCTACACACTTCGGAAGTTGGGTATTTCATCCATGGAGGCAGGAGAAGGGTTTTCCTTCGACGTACTGGCCTTCGTGGATGGGAAATCTGTCCGAATCCAGACGAAGTCTACGCAGTACCGCGACGGCGGTAGTTTCAAGTTCATCACTGCGCGCGGCAGATACGCCAACAAGAACAGCCACGCGGTGAGCCTTACCCATTACACGCAGGACGACATTGATATCATCGCCTGCGCTGCTCTCCCCATCGATAAAGTACTTTTCGTCCCGGTCACGCAGGCGGCGAAAACGCTGATTCGATATCCGGAGAGCGCATTCACTACAGCGGACGCTGCCCAAACGACTTTTGAGGCAGCGCTGAAAGAGCTTAAACTACCTTGAGTTTGAATTTTAAGCGCGTATTTGACGGCCACGCCGACAGCAACAAACGCGTATGGGAGCATGACCGCTCCAAGACGGTCGGTGCATCGGAGCAGTTCCAGTGCATTCGGCGCACGTTCTTCGTGAAGCGAGGCTACAAGCCTGATCCCGACTTCAAGGAGAGCTATGGCGCGACGACGCGCGGAAGCCTTCTGGAAGCCCACTACGTGGTCCCGGCGCTGCGGTCGCAGCTTCCCGATGACGCCCACATCTTGTGGGCGGGCGACGACCAAGTCACCCTGATCAAGGACCGACTATCCGCGACGCCTGACGGGCTGATCACCGGCCTTCCGAGGGATGCCCTCAAGGACTACGGGATTGACGACATCGAAGGCGACGAAATCCTAGTCGAAATCAAGACCTTCGATTCGCGTCTCGATCTAAAGGAGCCCAAGCCGGTTCACGCCGGTCAGGTGCAACAGCAGATGGGCTTGGTGTGGGAAACGACGAACCATCGTCCCAACTATGCCGTCATTCTCTACATCAACGCGTCCTGGCTGGACGACGTCCGTCCGTTCGTCATCAAGCGCGATCCAGCGATCTATGAGGCGTGCAAGAAGCGAGCAGACCTCGTCTACGAGGCCACCGAGGCCAAGGCCCTTGCCGCAGAAGGCAAGCTTCGTGGTGGTGCTGAGTGCGACTACTGCCCGTTTCAGCAGCAATGCTCGCTGGCCCAGGTAGGGCGCATTCCAGAGGAAACGCCGGGGACGAAGAAGCGTCGATCCGACCTCGCCCTGAACGACGAACAGACCCTGACCACACTGGTCGTGCGAGAGCGCGACGCGTCTGCGCGAGAGAAGGCGGCAAAGACCGACAAGGCCGCAGCCCAGGAAGCCATCAAGACCTTCCTGATCGGGATCGGCAAAAGGTGGGCAAATCTTTCGGACGGCTCGTCCGTGTCGTGGACGAAGATGGCGGGACGCAAGAGCGTCGATATGGATCGCGTTGTTGAGGACACTGGCATCGACCTCGCGGACTACATGGTCGAGGGCTCGCCAAGCGAGCGCTTGACGGTGCGGAGTCCGAAGGACGAATAGGTAAGTAGGGAGGCCTTCGGGCCTCCCTTTTGACTAAGGAGACAAAATTGTACATCACACCACGCAAACAAAACTTACAGATTAGTACGGTGAAAGATCTTGAGCGGAAAGCTAAAATGTACCGCAAAGACGCCCTACCCACCTACATATACGTGGCCGCTACAAAGCACGGCGAATGTCGTGTAGGTCTTTCGAAAAATGCGGAGAAGCGTGTCGAAGATATCCGATGTGTCAATCCCACCATTGTTTGTGCCGAAATCATTCCTGTCCAAAGCCGATTGATGGCGACAAGGATTAAGAAGCATGTACTAGACCGTTTTGACAATAAGCGGGTAACTCGGCGCGGCGCGCGGGGGCAGACTTGGGTCGTCGCGCCAAAAGACGAGGTGGTGAAGCAGTTGAAGACTGAGACCGCCGTACAGACAATCCAGGCCATGCGCTTCAGGGACAAGTACCCTCACCAATTCGACGGGACCAAGTAGGGAATACTCTACCCTCATAGAGAAGACATAAATCAGGAGCCAAAAATGAGAATGAAGACCGTCATCTTTGATATCGATGGCACGCTCGCGTGTGTCGAACACCGCCGCCACCATGTTGCGAATAAGCCGAAGCGTTGGGACTTGTTCTTCGCAGAGATGGACAAGGACCCGCCCATCGAAGATGTGGTCTCGTTCTGCCAGTTCCTGCTGTTCGATTGCGCCGGTAAGTTCCGCGTTGTGTTCTGCTCGGGACGCGGCGAGGAACATCGCCAGACGACTGTGGAGTGGCTCAACAAGCACGTCTACGGCGGGCTTCTGAGGTCGCTCGACCTCCGCATGCGTCCTGCCAAGGACAGCCGTGAGGACAGCATCATCAAGCGCGAAATGCTCGATGCGCTCCGCGCCGAGGGCCACGACATCTGGTTCGTCGTGGATGACCGTCAGCGTGTTGTGGACATGTGGCGCGAGAACGGGATTACCGTGTTCCAGTGCGCGCCCGGCGACTTCGACACATCGCCTGCTGGATTCGCCTACACGCCGAAGCCACAGGAAATCCTGTTGCGTCTCATGGTCGGCCCGAGCGGGGCGGGGAAGACTTCCTATCTGACCCAGTTCTCTGGGACCGAGGGGTCGGTCGTTTCGTCGGACAAGGTCCGCGCCGAAATGCTCGGGGACTTTCGCGACCAGTCGCAGAACGCGCGGGTGTTCAGCTACGTCCATGACCTTGTGAAGACCCGCCTCAAGTACGGTCTCCCCACGATTATCGATGCGACGCATCTTCGTCGCAAGGACCGCCTCGCGTCCGTTGCTCTCGCGCCTGCGAAAACGGTTGTGGAGTACATCGTCATCGACCGACCGCTGTCGGACAAGATGCGCGATGGCGGGTGGCGTCTCGACGTCGTCAAAGACGGAGAGACCCTGGTCGAGCGTCACCACAAGATGATGAAGAGCGCCTTGAAGGACATCCTCAACGGGGATGGATTGAAGAATATCCACGTCACTGACCTCAGAAAAACTAAGGACCAAAAATGAATACTATGGCTGAACCGCCTGTGAAGGTGAAGACGCTCGCGCAGGCTCGCTATATCGCGAGCCTGATCCGGAAGTACAATCCGGAAGCCGCCGCTGCCTATCTCGATAGTTTTTCACGCCGCCGTTCGATTGAAGAGGGCGCGCTGGATAACTGGCTCGGTGTCACGCGGAGGGACGGCTAATTCCCTTCTACCGAAAGAAGCCTGTCGTGATTGAGGCAGTCCAACTACCGCCTGCGGGAGAAGACATCTCCGAGGCGGCGTTGGCTGACCTTCATCACATTCTACGGGACGCTGAATGGGAGAGCAGCGAATACGAAACCCTGGTGATCCACACGCTTGAGGGCTCAATGACGGCATCGCCGTCGGATTGGGTTATCCGAGGCGTCCAGGGTGAGTGTTACCCGTGCAAGCCTGATATTTTCGCCATGACCTACGAACCTATGATTAAGGAGTCAAACTGATGGTGACTACTTTCTACCTAGAAATCGTCACAGGTAAGTACACGCCGATTTCTCACAGACTTACGTTTGGCACCCAAGAAGCGGCGCTAGAACAGCTAGAAAGCCTCGCGCCCAAGATCGGGACTCGGCGCTACAACGACCCTGATAACTCCAGCCATCGACTCATCTCCCTCGACGGCGAAATGGTGATTGCTACCGAAGAAATCGTCTCGGCCCGCGTGGTGGATCAAGACGCCTTCGATAACGCCGTTGCAGAAACTAAGCGGCGCGCAATGCTCGACGCAGAGGCGCAGTTGGAATTGCTTCGGGGCCTTGCTGAGATTATTCGAAAGGATGGCACCTAATGCCTCGCCCCGTCGCCTATCGGTCTTCTAAGCGCGCTCGCGCGCGGCTGGCCTCTGGCAAGGCGTCTGCTGCCCGATCTGCGCGCACGTACCGCGCTTCCCGCCGCAACCGCGCGAAGCAGGTTCGCCGCGACAACAAGCTGACCGCGCTGACGGTCGGTGGTGTCATGGAGCCCGCGCCCCTCAAGACGAACGGTGAGGCATCTATGATCCCTCGCCGCCTGTTCCATCGCGTCAGCAAGAAGACCTATCCGAAGACCAACATCCCAGGAAGCATGCGGCGACGCATCGACCGGGGTGAGTTCATGACAGCTCGCTGACTCAAGACCCACCGAAAGGTGGGTTTTTGATGAAACCCCTTCTTGCAGCAGAATTGACAGACCCGGCGAAGCTGACCTTCCCGGTTTACGTGTCCCCCAAACTCGACGGCATTCGTGCCCTCGTTATCGATGGTCAGCTTGTCAGCCGCACACTGAAGCCGATCCCCAACCACTTCATCAGGACGACGCTGTCCAGGCCAGAGTTTAGCGGTTTCGACGGAGAACTTATTGCTGGAGACACATTTCAAGAGACGACCGGCAACGTCATGCGCGAAGCTGGTGAGCCAAACTTCACGTTTTATGTGTTCGATGATTTCACTGATCCGCTACTGATCTTCACAGCGCGATTGGCGATCTTGAGGCGCCGAGTATCGGCGGCTATTGGAATCAAGTTTCTCATCGTTACTCCGCAATACGAAGCGTCGTCTTGGGACGAGGTCGTTAATCTCCACGTCGATCTGTCGCAAAACTTCGAAGGGTCGATGATCCGCTCACCGCGAAGCTACTACAAGTTCGGGCGTTCTACGGAACGAGAAGGTATCCTCCTGAAACTTAAGAACTTCAAGGACGACGAAGCGGTCGTTGTCGGTTTCGAAGAACTTATGCACAACGAAAACGAAGCGATCAAAGACGCCTTTGGGCGGACTAAGCGCAGCTCTTCCAAGAAGAACCTTGTTCCAGCCGGAACGATGGGTTCGTTAATTCTTGAAAACTCACAGTTTGGGCTCTTCAATCTAGGTACAGGATTCGACGCAAAGTTGCGCCAAGAAATCTGGGACAACCGCTCTGACTATCTCGGAAAGACGGTGAAGTTTCGATACCAACCAGATGGTACGAAGAACAAGCCACGCATTCCTTCGTTTCAAGGATTTAGAGACCCGATTGATATAGGAGAGCCCGATTAGGCTCTCTTTTTTTGAAAACCAAAACCCACTCAGGAGAAGAACCAATGCCCTATGATTTTCCCGTGATCCACCACATCAATGACGTGCTACCCGCGATTGCTGAACGCGATGAATTCGTGGTCGGTAAACGAGACGGCTACATGTTCATCGACTACAACTACGCGGATTCGGATTCTTTCGACTGCCCGATCCGCCGCGAGTGCCGGGGTCTCAAGTTCGACCTCGACGGTAAGCTGATCGCCCGCCCGTTCCACAAGTTCTTCAACCTCCATGAGAAGCCCGCCGAAATCCCGACGTCTTGGGACGACGCTGTGATCATGGAGAAGCTGGACGGGTCAATGATCCACCCGGCGATGGTTAACGACGAACTGGTCTTCATGACCAGGGCAGGCGTCACCGAGCAGGCGAAGATGGCGCTGGCGGCGTGCAAGCGACTGCCGCTCGGTGAGTTTGTCCTAGCATGGTGCGAAGGTGTTCTTCGTGGAGGCGCAACGCCTATCTTCGAATTCACGTCGCCCCTCAACCAGATCGTTGTTCGCTACGCGAGCGAGAACCTCACACTTCTCGCCGTAAGAATGAACGACACCGGCACGTATGCGGACACCGCCCCGTTCGCAGAAACGCTGAATAAACTGGGAGTTGGCGCCGTCCGTATCTTCGGGAACGCCATCCAAGACATCAACGCGTTCGTGGAACACACGAAGGCGCTGAAGGACACGGAGGGCTATGTCGTTCGCGTGGGCCAGCAACTCATCAAGCTGAAGGCCGACGACTACGTCGCAGCGCACCGGGCTCGCTCGGGGCTGTTGTGGGAAAAGGACGTCCTTCGGCTCGTACTAGAGAACAAGGTCGATGATGTGTCGGCTCTGTTGCCTGAGGACGAGGCGAAGCGGCTGCTGGCGTGGCGCGATGCGCTGAACTGGCGGCTCAGGATCGTCGCTGCCATCATCCGTAACGGGGCAGTTAATTCTCCCTCCTTCGTTCACCGAGACCGGAAGGCTTTCGCACAGTACGTGCGGGACAAGTTCTCCAATTACCAGTTCGCTACATCGATCTGCTTCCGAATCTACGATGGGGCCGATCCTTTGGAGGCACTGCGTCAGCATGCCCTAAAGCAAGTGTCTTCAACGACCAAGGCGCGCGAATTTCTCGCCTTGTTGGGAGGCGTCGAGCCTTGGACCGCAACTCCAGTCGATCTGAACGGTTAAAGGACTTTAAGAATGAAAATGTATATCGCGGTGTTGGATGAGTTTCCGGACTTCATGGCACCGACACTGGTCGCCCATTCAGTTTTGGGCGCCCATCTAGTGTTCTCCAAAAATGCTGACTATCAGTATTGGCTGAATAACAGCTTCAAGAAGTGTGTGGTTCGGGTAAACCGGCGCGAATTCGACAAGATCGCTATGCTTCCTTGGACCTATCTCGGCCACGAAAACAAGACCCTAGACGGAATCAAAAGCTGCGCGATTCTGCTACCCTGTGCAGACTCTGAGATTCCGAACGTACTGAAGTTCGCTAGGCTGTGGAAACCAAAAATCACGGTTCCGTGAACCTATAAGGAGACCTTCGGGTCTCCTTATTGCAACCAAATTAAGGATGACAGAACATGGATCAAGCAATTCAGTTGATTGAGCGCTGGGGCGAGAAGCTTGCCGAGCTTGCTGCCCAAGTTGGGCCTGAAGTCTTCGCACTCGCGATGACAGCTATCATTGTCCAGCACATTAGTGCGGTTGTGTGGGGCGCATTTCTCATGTGCCTGGGTATCGGCTTTGGATATGCGTCATATCGAGGAGCCTTGTATGCAAGTAAAAAGAACCCAGCAGTAGATCGATCAGATTACGCGGACTACATCGAATATAGGGCCGCGAAAGAAAATCAAGCCGAGAAAGAGGAATCACGAGCCGTCGTGGGAGTGGTGTCAATCTTCGCTGCTCTTCTCTGCTTCACCCTAGTAATTGTCGGCGCTAGTAGCGTCTTCGACGTCTGGAATTGGGCCGCGCTGTACGATCCACGTCTGATCATCGCGAAGCGTGTACTGAGTATCTGAGAGAATATAGACCCGCCGCGAGGTGGGTCTTTTTGCAACCAAATTAAGGATCATAAAATGTCTGACTTTGTAGTGACGGTGGAGCGTATCAGCGCCATCGAGCCCGTCGAGGGCGCCGACAAGATCGAACTCGCCGTTGTCGGAGAGTACCGTAGCATCGTTGCTAAGGGCTCGTTCAAGCCCGGCGACCTCGCGGTCTATCTACCCGAGGCCTCCGTTCTACCTGAGTGGCTGATCGAAAGGCTCAATCTGGTCGGTAAGCTATCCGGCTCGCAGAAGAACCGCATCAAGGCGATCAAGCTGCGCGGCTGTCTGAGCCAGGGGATCGTGTATCAGGTCAACGAAATGGTGGATCACTCCTGCCATGTAGTACGGGGTGCTGGAAATCTTCAGGCCGTCGAGGTCTCCGAAGGCGACGACGTCACCGAATTCCTTGGCGTCAAGAAGTACGACCCCATGGAAGCGATGGACCCGGCACTGCGGAAGCGGTTCTATGGGAACTGCGCCTACGTCGGTCCCGAGAAGACTGTCCGGTACGACTTCGAAAACTGGAAGAAGTACCCGAACATCTTCAAGGACGGGGATGAAGTCGTCATCACCGAGAAGCTACACGGGACGATGTGCTGCTTCGCCTACTTCCCTGGGCTGATGCACCCCGATCTTCCGGATGACGTCTTCGTCTATTCGAAGGGTCTCGGCGCGCGTGGGAACGTCTTCAAATGGGTGAACGATGATGGCACCCCCGCCGACAACGTGTACCTGAAGGCGTTCCACGGGATGACCAGCGACAGTGCCCTAGCCGCGACCGTCACAGAGCGCCTTGCGGAGGGTCTGTACGACCTGGGGCTGGCGCCGCCCGAGACGCCGATATTCCTCTTCGGTGAGGTCTATGGAATCGGCGTGCAGGACCTGGGCTATGGTCACAGCAGTCCGACTTTCCGTGCGTTCGACCTATGGGTTGGCACGCCCCAGGGCGGTCGGTTCATTGATGCCGCCGACAAGTACAGCCTACTCGACCGCCTTGGCATCCCGACTGTGCCGGTCCTCTACCGAGGCCCGTTCAATCGAGAGACGATGCTGTCCTTGACTGACGGCAAGACCACACTCGGTGGTGGTCACATTCGAGAAGGTGTCGTCATCACTTCCGCCACGGAGGAAAACGTCCACCGCTTCGGGCGGAAGATTCTCAAGAACGTCTCTGGCGAATATCTGACGCGCAAGGGAAATATCACCGAATTCCAGTGATAAAGTAGTTCAATGAAGCGAACGAAAGGGAGTATAATTACCCCCTTTCGCCGCTTTTTGACAGGCTAAGTTCCTGCATTACGACGCCTAAGGCGTCCCTCTACCAAGATACTAAGCACAAGGTTAACAAGTACTAATATGACTACGAATCTCCCCGCTGTTGCGCCGAATGGTGCCATGACCGCTGCCGGTCACAACCCGTTCCTCGACGCCGCCGATGACATGGGCGCGTCTTCGGGCGCTCTGTACCTCAAGTTTGACGGCAACACGGGTATCTACAGCTTCGGCAAGGACGCCGAAGAACTCCAGAAGGGCACGCGCCTCGCGCTGAACCCGAACGAATTCAAGCGTGGTTGGATTTGCTGGAACAACAAGGAAGTGATGGAAGAAATCATGGTCCGCGTTGTTGAGGGCAAGCCGCCTGCCAAGGGCAGCCTGACCGACCATGGCCCCTACAAGAAGAAGCAGGACGGCTGGCGCGAACAGGCCTCGTTTGAGATGCGCGACATCGAGGACGGCACTCAGTTCCAGTTCAAGACGTCGTCCAAGGGCGGCAACATCTCGGTCGCCAATCTGATCCGGGACTTCGGTAAGGCGTTCTCTCAGCACCCCGGCGAGCTTGCCATCATCGAGCTTCAGCACGTCTCCTTCGAAGCGAAGGACGAAGACGGCGATTCCATCGGTAAGAAGTTCGCGCCGGTCTTCAAGATCGTGGAGTGGGCTTCGGAAGCCGACCTGATCGCCAAGCTAGACGCTGCGAAGGACTCGGGCGCTGAGGCTGAGGCCGAGGAGGAAGACGTTCAGGTGAACACGAAGGGCAACGCTGCCAGCGGGCGGCGACGGAACTTCGGATGATTCCCGCTTCCGAGCGGTACAAGGAATATGTGGGGAAGGTCTTAGCGGACCTTCCCCCAGGCCTTGCAGATTCCAGCCGCGTTCTCTGGCCGGGTACGCCGGTTCAGGCCGATTTTGACATGAGCCGAGTTAATATCGTTCTTGACAAGACAGGAAAGATTATCGGGATCATGTCCGGGTAAAATGCTGGTAGTAAATCTGTTCGGCGCGCCGGGGGCAGGAAAATCTACGCTTGCTCTTCTTGTCGCGGGGATACTCAAAACGAAGTACCCCGAATTCTCTACCGAGTGTCCAGACGAGATCGCGAAACTCGCTGTCTACGACGAGGCGCACAAGGCACTTCGGTGTCAAATCTACATCGCCGGTCGCCAGCATTGGCAGATCGCCCGATGTGAGGGACACGCAGATATAGTCGTCTGCGATAGCCCTATTCTACTTTCGCCCGTCTACGGTGAAGACCTCCCTGCCGCGTTCTTCGACGTGTGTGTGCATTATCACAACATGTACCCGTCTCTCAATTATTTCGTCACGCGTCGCCACGCCTTTGAGAGCAAAGCGCGTGTTCACGGAGAGATCGACGAAGCGCCGATATCGGCCAAGATCGAAGACACGCTCAAGCGAGGGGGCGTCGTGTACCGGGAAACCGTGTCCATGATTGCGGAAGCTTACACCATCGCAGATGAAGCGGCTAAATCACTGAAAGTAAAACTACGGAATGAATGATCCAGTAAGTTACCCTGCTCACTATACGCAGGGCGGTATCGAGGCCATTCAGGCCATCGAAGCGAGCATGACAGCCGACGAGTTTCTTGGCTGGCTCAAGGGTAATATCCTCAAGTACCTCTGGCGGTGGCGGCATAAAGGCGGCGCCCAAGACTTGGCAAAGGCGCAGTTCTATCTCGGCGTCATGATTGAACGCGCGAAGCGGGAAGAAGCTGAAAAGGCTAAGGGGCTCGCGGAAGCCAAAGCCTCTGTCCTAGTGGCGTCCGACAAACTGATCCGAGGCTCCATTAGTGCCGCCTACGCATCGAACGGTATTGACGGTATTCAAAACCCATAATGAAGTTCATCGTTTATTCTAAGTCGTCCTGTACATGGTGCGACAAAGCTAAGGCTCTGCTGACACGCCTTGGGTACGAGTTTGAAGTTCGCGACCTAAGCGTCAACGCGCATATGGCCGACTTCAAGGCGCATGGTTTCATGACCGTTCCACAGATTTACGTCGCAGGCGCGTCGAAAGAGCATGGCTTGATTGGCGGCTATACCGACCTCGTAGAGTGGTTGGCGTCGCGCTAATGGAAGCCTCTTACATTCAGCATGTTGGGTCAGACCTAACAGTCGTGAACGCTGCGCGTGTGTCCTTCGATAAGGAGAGCGAGTGGGAGAAGGGCTTGTGCGGCTACTGCCAGGATATCGAGGATAAATCGTCTCGGGCGGACTTTTGCTCTGATGCGCGAAGCGATGATCACTGCGACGGAAACTACAAGCTCTCGGAACGAGACGAGAAGCTGATCGGTTATCTCGCGTCGCACGGCCACTGGACGCCGTTCAGCCACTGCTTCATCACACTGCGCGAGACCGTCCCGATCTTCGTGGCGCGTCAGCGGTTCAAGCACATGGTCGGCTTCTCGTACAACGAGGTCAGCCGTCGTTACGTGGACAGCGCCCCGACGTTCTTCGTTCCTGAGGATTGGCGCAAGCGCGCTGTGAACAAAAAGCAAGGCTCTTCTGATTCCGTGTTCACGGGCCTTCCATTAGGTTCTATTAAGCGCAAATACGCGCGGCACATCGAGTCCTCGTTGAAGCTATACCGCGAAATGTTGCTTGACGGTGTGTGTCCCGAACAGGCTCGTATGGTGCTGCCTCAGTCGATGTACACGTCCTACTACGTCAGCGGCTCTCTGGCCGCGTGGGGTCGTATGTACAAGCAGCGGATCGATCCGCACGCTCAGAAGGAAATTCAAGACCTCGCGATCCAAGTCGGCAAGATCATCGAGCCGCTGTTCCCGACATCTTGGAAGGTTTTGACTGCTTGAAGCCGCCTAATTCGCCTTCCAAGGTACCGCCGCCTCCGATGCGTGTCAGGTCAGAGGGTTGGTGGAGTATCGAAGAGTACACCATCACCCCCGACGGCTATCGAATCATCCCGCCAATTCCAGAGCCTATAGTTGAGAAGGGTGTCCAGTGTGGGCACTGCGGTGTGAAATTCGAAAACAATGCCGCCTATGGATATTCGTGCCCGTATTCTCGGTGTCCGGTTTTCACACACGCAACAACGCTTTGAGGTGAAAAATGTTTGTAGCAAGAGTCATTGCAACAGGTGAATTTGTTACGGGGTACAGGACATCGAGTCCTGACCTACAGTCTGCGATTTACTACGCTGGTAAGGGGCCTATGCGGGCGTTTATCACTCGGATGAACAAGCCGTGCCGGTGGAACGGCAACCAGCCCCCAATCGACTGTGAAGTGGTCGAAGTGAAGATGGTTCTTGTTGAGGACCTTCCTAAGCCGGTCGAGGTCCAAGAAGTTGAAGAGAGTTATGCCGGTCCACTCTACAACCCAAATGTTGTGGTGGAATTGGAGCCGTAAGTATTCGAAACAAAAGCACAGGAACTAAGCCGCGAAAGGCTCAGTTCGTGAGTATCTCTGCCCAAACCAAACGGCGTCTCGCCAAGAGCGCCGCAGCAGGCGGGCAATCAAGCGGCGGATCGACAGCTATCCAAATTTTCTACGACGAAGACATGGGATATTCTTCGACAGCAAGTACGCTAATCGAGACCCTATACGACGAAGACCCTGTACCTACAGGCATCTTAGACGAGAACGGGGACGAGATATATCGACTCCAATGGCGGGACACCGTTCCTATGGGGTTCCACCACCTTCCAGAAGAATACGAATACGGGGGCGAATAGCCCCCGTTTCTATCAGGACTCCACATGCTTGCACATAAGCACTTGATTCTAAAGGGGTTCATTACGAGCCCCACGTCCGAAGCGGATATCTACCATACACTGCTGAACATCGTCCGTCTCGTTGGGATGAAAGTACTTTCACCGCCGAACGTGGTGAAGTGTAACGAGCAGGACAATGTAGGGTACACGGGCGCGGTCCTTCTAACGACCTCGCACATGGTGTGGCATGATTGGGACAGGTTCGATGGGACGTCGAATCTCCAGTTCGACCTGTATTCCTGTGCCGATTTTGAGCCGGAAGAGGTCGCGACGTATCTCAAGACCTGTCACGGGCTCGACAATTACGAGTGGCGGCTGTTCGACCGCGAGTACAGCATTCACCAGCAGCGAGTAGTGTCGGCTGGTACGGGGATCGGGCATTAGCCCGTCCCCTTTTTGCAGGACCGCAGCTTTACGCTGGTCCATATAAGCCTTTGAAATATCAGAATAATAACAGGACAAATGACTACAACTTATACTCCGTCTTTTCGCGCGCAGGTTATTACGCGCCGCACGTACAACCGCCCGCTCGACGCCGAAGGTACTGTCTTCGAAAGTTGGGAAGAGACAATCGACCGGGTGGTCGAACACCAGCGGTGGCTTTGGAAGCGAGCCCTAGGTCGCCCTCTTAACAAGAGCCAGGATGCCGAACTTACCGAACTTCGCCAGCTACTCCTAGACCGCAAGGTCGGCGTTGCAGGCCGAACCCTCTGGCTTGGCGGCACTGAAGTCGCTAGGCGCCGTGAGGCCTCCAATTTTAACTGCGCGTTCTCGCACATCGAGACCGTAGCGGACGTTGTGGACGCCCTGTGGCTGCTGCTTCAGGGGTGCGGCGTTGGCTTCTCGCCTATTACAGGCACATTGTCGGGCTTCACCAAGCCGATCCACAACATCGAGGTCGTTCGCTCCAAGCGCACGCTTGAGCAGTGGAACGAAGGCGAACGCGGTCGCGAGACGAACGTCGAGACCTGGGATGCCGAGACCAAGACGTGGACGATCAGCGTGGGCGACTCTGCGGAGGCCTGGGCGAAGTCGGTCGGTAAGCTGATGGCGGGCAAGTATGCCGCCGAGAAGCTGGTCCTAGATTTCAGCGAGATTCGTCCTGCCGGTGTGCGGCTGCGCGGCTATGGCTGGATCAGCCAAGGCGACGAGACGATTGCTGTGGCGTATCGCGCGATCTGCGAACTGATGAACCGGCGTGCGGGTCAGCTTCTTCGTAAGATGGACATCCACGACATCGTCAACTGGCTGGGCACGATTCTCTCGACCCGGCGCTCCGCGCAGATCAGCCTGTTCGAATACGGCTCCCCCGAATGGGAAGACTTCGCAGTCTGTAAGAAGGACTACTGGTCTAAGGGCCAGATGCAGCGAGGGCAGTCGAACAACTCCCTGGTCTTCTACAAGAAGCCGAAGCGCGAAGACCTCAAGCATATGTTCGAACTCATGCTCGCCGCTGGTGGGTCGGAGCCGGGCATGATCAATGGTGAGGCGGCGCTGAGCCGCGCTCCGTGGTTCTCTGGCCTAAATCCATGCGCGGAGATTTTGCTCAGTAACAAGGGCTTCTGTAACCTCGTCACGGTTGTACTGAACAGGTTCAAGAATGACCCCGCTGGCCTACTGCGAGCGATCTACCTCATCTCGCGGGCCAACTACCGCCAGACCTGCGTGAACCTGAAGGACGAAATCCTCCAGAGCGCGTGGCATGAGAACAACCAATTCCTGCGCCTGTGCGGCGTCAGCCTGACTGGCATCGCAGCGCGGTCGGACATTGGCCCCTACGAATACCGCATGCTGAAGAACACGGCTGTCATGGGCGCGTACAGCATGGCTGACGAACTAGGGACACCGCGTCCGAAGAACGTCACCACGATCAAGCCGGAAGGCACTGGGTCGAAGTGCTACGACGCGCCTGAGGGCATCCACAAGCCGCTGGCGAAGTACATCTTCAACAATGTGGCATTCGGTCGCCATGACCCGCTGGTGCCTGTCCTACGTGATGGCAACTACAAGGTCTTCCAGCACCCGAACGGCTACGATTGGGTGGTCACGCTGCCTGTGGCCTGGGAAGACGTCGAGTTTGAGAAGGTGGGCGATCTTGAGGTCAACCTTGAGTCGGCGGTAAGCCAGCTTGAGCGTTACAAGGTCGCAATGGACAACTACGTCGAGCAGAACTGCTCGATCACCGTGTCCTACGACCCGAGCGAGATTGAAGCCATCATCGACTGGCTGATGGAGAACTGGGACCACTACGTGGGAGTCAGTTTCCTGTTGCGGGCTGATCCGCTGAAGACCGCCGCCGATCTTGGCTATCCCTACCTTCCCCAAGAGCCTGTCACGAAGGAAGTCTACGACGCCTATGTGGCTGGTCTGAAGTTCATCAATATCGAGTCGCTGTCGGAGCAGTCCGAAGATGCAATCGATGCGGGTGACGAGTGCGCTACGGGCGCCTGCCCGGTTCGCTAAGAAGAGGTAAAATATGAGCGGATGGAAAGACGGCAAGCCGACCGTCATTAAGAAGTTCGGCGGCTAAATAAGAAAGGGGAGAGCCGCAAGGCCCTCCCCTTTTTCATGTCAACATCAATCTACACTCGCTTGTCCGGTCGCATGAAAGTCGATCCGGAAAGTGGGTGTTGGGTGTGTTCTGGTTGGAACACGGGAAACGGCTACGCGAAGCTGCGAGTCAACGGCCGATGCCGCGTGGCGCATAGGGCGCTCTACGAAGAGATCGTCGGCCCGGTGCCGAGCGGACTTCTGCTAGACCACCTATGCCGCAATCGAGCCTGTGTAAATCCAAACCATCTTGAACCGGTAACGGTACGAGAAAACACCCTTCGCGGAAACGCGCAATTATTCGGAAGAAATAAATGAAGATACACATTGCGTCGGACCTCCATTTGGAGTTCACACCCGCTTGGACGTACAAGCCGCCAGAAGCCGACGTGAATCTGATCGCGGGCGACGTGGCGAACGGGACGGCGGGCATCGAAGCCTTAAAGTCCTTTGGGTACAAGAGCCCAGTCCTCGCGGTTCCAGGGAATCATGAGTTCTATGGGGAAAATCTTGAGGACCTACTGAAAGAGTTCGAAGCCGACAGGGACCAATCCGTTCGGTTCCTCGACATGAAGGTCACCCTCATCAACGACGTGGTGTTTCTTTGCTGCACCTTGTGGACCGATTTCGCCCACGGCGGTCAGGTGACAGCGATGCAATACGCATCGATGCAAATGTCGGACTATCGGCTGATCGGTGTTGGTAAGGAACACGCCCGACTAACGCCATTCTACACGCGCAGCCTACACGACGAAGCCGTAGACTGGCTAAGCGTTCAGTTGGAGAAGTACCGAAGCTACAGGACAGTCGTGATGACGCATCATGCACCGTCGCCTCAGTCAATCTCTCCAGAGTTCATTGGAAGCCCGCTGAACCCCGCGTTCGTCAGCGACCTTGAATGGATGATGTTAAAGTACGAGCCGATTCTGTGGGTCCACGGTCATGTCCATTCCAGCCACGATTACATGGTCGGCAAGACGCGCGTAATTGCGAACCCTCGCGGATACCCGACCGACAGGTTCGGCCTGGGCCTGCGTTTCGAAAATCCTAACTTCAACCCCAATTTGGTAGTGGAAATATGAAGATCATCTACAAGAAGGGCGACGTCACGGAAGCTTCCGAGGGCGTTATCGTTCACGGCTGCAACGCTCTAGGCGTCATGGGTAGTGGCGTCGCCAAGACCATTCGGGAGAAGTTTCCCGAGGCCTATAAGAGCTACCGCGAAGAGCATGAAAACTTCGGTCTTAAACTCGGTAGCGTCTACGACGGTGGAATGACGAACGGGAAACGTATCCTAAACGCCATCACACAGGGCGGATACGGGACCGACAAGCGCCAAGTCAACTACGAGTCGATCTATAAGTGCTTCGAAACGATTAACATCGAAGCCAAGGCTCAGAAAGTTACCGAGATTGCCATGCCTCGCATCGGAGCCGGTCTCGGCGGCGGTAACTGGCGGATCATTGAGACAATCATCGAAGAAACGGCGACAAGCTACCAGCCAGTCGTCTACGACTACGAAGGGTAAAACGTAAATGCTGCAAGTTAAGATCAATCAGCTAGCATATGCTTCAAAGTGGAATTACCCGTTCTACGCCAGTGCGGGCGCTGCGGGTATGGACCTCATTTCAGCCGAACATCTGATCATCGGTCCAGGCAGTCGAGCGCTGGTGAAGTGCGGAATCTGCCTGGAGATTCCTGATAGCTACGAAGCGCAGATTCGCCCCCGTTCTGGGCTTGCCTTGAAGCACGGCGTCACTGTCCTGAACTCGCCGGGTACTATCGACTCCGACTATCGTGGCGAGATTGGTGTCGTCCTAATCAATCATGGGGATATCAGCTTCGTCATTAATGCGGGAGACCGGATCGCGCAGATGGTATTCGCCCGCGTTGAGCGGGCGGAATTCGTGGAAGTCGGCCTGCTGGGGGACACGGATCGAGGCGACGGAGCGTTTGGCTCCACGGGGGCACGGTAATGAGTCATTGGAGCCTAGCTTACAACTTCCGAACTCGGCTGACCGTCGAGAAAGACGAGAAGGGTAGGGAAATCTTTCCTCTACCCGAAATCATCACCGATATCGTCGGTGCAAAGGAAGGCGACGAGTTTCTCTGCGTCGTTACCGCAGACGGCGGAATTATGCTTCGCAAGCTCGTAGATTAAGCTATACCCTCGCGGGAGACCGCGAGGGTATTTTAGTAAGGAGCAAAAATGCCCAGGACCAAACTTCAGTCCCCAAATTTCAATCTAACGAAGCGCGATGATGGTTACTACGTCATTCGCTACACAGACCCCGAGACCGGGAAGACGCGCGACAAGGCGACGGGCACCAAAGACCCCAAGGAAGCCGAAGCACAACGCACACGGTTCGCGCAGGACTACAGAAAGCCGAAGCTTGCCGCTCGCCCTACTGTGGCAGAGCTATGCGATGCCTATGTGACGTATCGAACGCCGACCGTCGCGCGCCCTGGCCAGCTTCCGTACTGCTACGCGCCCCTCAAGCGCCATCTTGGAGCGCTCTACGCGGACAGCATCACGCAGACCGTCGTCAACGACTACGTTGAAGATCGCCTTGAAGAGCCTGTGATCCGGAAGGGCGGGCGCTACGGTGACCAGCCGGTGGGCGAGGCAACCGTCAGCAAGGAGCTTCGGTCGCTACGGGCTGCGCTGAATTGGGCGTGGTCGGAGCATATGATCGAGCGAGAGGTGACCTTCCGGGTGGAACTATCCGCAGGCGCAAGCCGAGCGCGCTGGATCACGAAGGAAGAAGCGAACCGCCTCATGCTGGCGGCACCTCCGCACCTCGCCCTGTTCATTCTCATCGGACTGACGAGCGCCAAGCGCCGCGAGGCGATTTTGACACTGCCTTGGTCATCCGTGGACCTGAGCCGCCCAGGACATGAATCGCTCGATTTTGGTGACGACGTCGGGAACAAGCGGCGGGGCAGGACGCCCATCGCTGGAAACGTCAGGCTGATCGAGGCGCTCAAATCGGCCAAGGAGCGCGCGAAGACGTCTTTTGTCATCGAGTTCCGAGGGGAACCGATCAAGGACGTTAAAGTCGCTTTAAGGGCTGCGTGCGAGCGGGCGGGTATCGAGGTCATCAGCGCGCATGTGCTGAAACATACCGCGATTACGTGGATGGTTCAGGCCGGGATGACCTTCGAAGAAATCGCCAAATTCACCAGCACATCGAAGGACGTAGTGGAGCGCGTCTATGGACACCACTCCCCGGAGTTCGTGGCGGGCGCGATGCGTGCTGTAGCGTTCTAGCTGCGTTCTATACTTGTACCTGAATATCGGGTTTTGCACGATAAACCCGGATTGGAGCCGCTGAGAAAACCGAGGTTTTTCAAAGGGTTCCGAGGTGCTGCTGGAGAGGATTGAACTCTCGACCTCTCCCTTACCAAAACCGTTATTGAGTGCTTTTTACTTCGCGCTACATATAAAGTACTTTCGATCAGACTGACACTATACTTAGTATGTCGGGCTTTTATTTCACTCTTTATTGTCAAAAAGAAAACCGCACGACCATAGATCGTGCGGCTGAACGAGATTGAGTTTGTAGATTTATCAGATGGTTACAGCGAAGCGGAGTATACCCAAGCCGAATCAATCTGAGCGTCTGTCAGCCCTAGAGCAGACGAAATGGTAGTAATGAGGGGGTGCGTCCGAACGTAGGTCGTAGCGTACTCCCACTCGATGTGGGCGACCTGACGCTGCGTGGCATCTGGGATGCTCTCGATTAGGGACTCAACGTCGGCGGCAGTCATCCCGAGAACCAGAAGAAGGCCGAGGCGTAGCTGTCTAGCCGTTAGGTCTGGAAGCGCCAGAGAGACCGGAGCCGCCACTTCGCGAGGGACACCAGACCACCAGAATGGCGCGTCAGTGGTAGGCTGCTCAGCCGAGGTGATGGCTTCCGGTAGCTCGGAAGACGTCGCTAGAACGAGATGCCAACGCGTGTCAGAGGGCTCGCCTTCGGGTGAAGGAGCGAGCCCTGCGATGGCTTCTACACCCTCAACTAGCGGAGACCCCGAGTGATCGAGGTCCCAACCAGCGGAATCTGCGGCGGCGAGCCAGGAAGAACGATCAGCCCAACGGTAGTAAGTGTACTGCATAGTGATTAGACTCCCGCCGCAATCGTCTGAAGTTGAGCGTTTGTTAGGCGGCGCGGGTAAACAGCAACACGGCGCAAAGTACTCGCAATAGCGCGGTCACCGGCGCGGGCGCCACCTAGGTGCATAGTAGTGAGGACCGTTGGTACAGCAGCGCTGGTATCAATGGCCACAGCAGAGCCGTTAAAAGTGATCGCAAGATCGTTGGACTTGACACCGAACGCTACCGTGTAAGCGGCCCCGGTAGGAATAGAAATAAGGTTTGCGTCGAGTGGTCCCTGTTCGACACCACTGGTGATCACAAAACCACGGGCGTTGCCGCCTGATCCCCGGCGAACCAACTGGATGACTTCGTCCGCAGTGCCGTTATGCAGCTCAACGATAGACTGGTTAGTAGAGATAGTAGACGACCCCGCAAGCGCGGAAGCAACTACCGTGTACTCTGGAAGGGAAGCCAGCCCAAAGTCAGCTAGGGCTAGCGAGATGCTGTCGGCAGAACGCGCTGTAGCGGCGGGTGCGCCAACTGGAGGAAGAACGGGGGAAGACGCGAAAAGGCCTAGCTCCATCTGCGGCCAACCGACATCAAAAGTGAAGTCGTAAGCCGCTCCATTTGTTAGGTCGAACTGAACGCCATTAGTCACTCGTTCGATAGAAACGTCCGAAGTCAGTGTCTCCGAGCGCTCGTACCGTGTAAGAACAGAAGTTGGAGAGAAAATCGTAGTGTTAAACGAGTTACCGCTAACTCCCGCGCCAGCAGCCGTTCTGCCGTTCATTCGGAAGCGATAGTTGTTGGGGGCACCAGAACCGCTAAAAGTACGATAAAAGAAGCTGCTAGTCCAAGACTGGCTAGGTGCAGCAACGATCCCAGTTGTGGTTTCGAAATCCACCGTTGCCGTCACACCAGACGCTGTGCCGTTCAAGCGGAGGCGAGTTACGTCAACACCGTTAACTACGAAATTCCCGACCTTAGTAAGAGTGAGACCACCCAAACCAACAACCCAATTAGTGGGCGCACCCGACGTGCCGCCGGTTCCCTCGCCGCGAGGGTTCCGGTTGTTGTTTGTTGTGCTAGCTTCCCGCAAAATTCCTAGGCAGGCCCCAGTAATAGGGTCGTGCTGAAAACGCGGCACGTTGGCTGGGACCTCTCTCCAAGAACCAGCATTTCCTAGGACCGTCGCGCCGCTTGTGCGGGAGAAAGACAAAGTTGGAGGAATACGGCGGTTTGTTGCCGAAAAGTCCATCATCAGAGATGGTCGAATAATGCTCATGTTTAGATCGACTCAAACGAAGTGGCGCCGCTTCGGACTATCCGCCGAGCTGTACCAGTTGTGATAGAAAGAGATGTGGTACCGTCAACGGTATCCGCCCCGGCTCGGGCAACCGTGATTGTGGTACCGCGCGCTTTAACTTCTACCCACCACCCGATGGGAACATCGCTTGCCAGGGGTAGTGTGTATGTAGGCGCCCCGCTTAGGCCCAACAGTAGCTTCCTAAAGTCCTGAGGCACCATCTGATAGGATGTGTTCTGCTGAAGGATGAACCGCCCAGCGAGTGACATGCTGTCCCAGTAAGCCGCATCCCCTAGATCGATACCACGGGGAAGCGAAAGTGCGCCCGGCCCGATGCCTTGCGAGCCTCCTGTGAGGAGTTGAGCCGCTGCAAGAGACGCCGCTGCTGCTGCGGCCGACCCGGCGGAAGCGTCCCTAGCGTCTTCGGACGCCTCACGGATACCTTCAAAAGATACTGTGCTTGCTGCAATGAGGTCTTCGACGTCCTGACCGGCCTGGGCATAAGCAGTCAGAAAACGCTCCCAGTTGTTGGTGTAGGCGTAACCAGTGAAATCAGATTCGACGAAAGTCTCCCCGCCGAAAGTTACAGGGTAAGTCAACTAAAGAATCTCCAGTAAGGTGTGTAGTGAATTTTAGATAAGCTCTTCTAAGGAGAACTCTGTCGAATAAGAATCGTAGTATGTCTGAGAAATGGGGGCAGTATCGACAAGAGAACCGTAGAATGTGCGACGGAAAAGTATCGAAGAGTTGTCATCTACGTCATATACAACAAGCATGTTACCCCCCTTCCCAACTTGTCGGGATATTTCAAAAACAACACTGAGAGAATCGTACTGATTCTGATCCTCTAGTGTAAGATTGAGGGTTCGATACTTTGGTCGCTCTTGGACAATCTTCCTACCGCCGCGTGTTCTGCGGCTTTCCGAGGGATCGACAACTTGAATAGCTGCGCCATAGGACATGTTGATGGCGGGAGACCACGCTTCTCCCGCGAGGAACCTACCAATTTCGATGTATCCGGACGGGTTCGCCGTATCCTCGATGTAGATAAAAATGTATCGTCCATAGTAAGGTTCGGGCGCCAAATGAAAGCAGATAGTGCCTCCGGGATACCCATCAGTTGAGATACCGTCCCAGGGCATTACACCCCAAGGCAGGGTTCCAAACCCGACTGTAGGAACCCATACGGGAATTAGTCCGCTGTCATAGACGCGATCAAGGACAACGTCCGTCTCGCTGTTGGTGACTACATATCTAATTCTAGCTGAAGTAGACATGTTGTGATTCAGGACAGCGAACATAGAAATAGCGTTCATGGGTAGGCCGCAATCGACGCGAAACTGAGTAAACGCTGTGGTTGCGTTCGTTGACCTAGCAACCTGCTTTACGTCTGCGGTTTTCAGATTGTTTAGCGGTAGCCCAGCCGCCCAGGAACCGCCGCTGAATGTCCCAGAATCTGTCGGCTTTCGCCACAATATAGAAAGATTAGACAAAATCGCCTCTCGGGGCATAGCGTTGGGTAGGGGAAAACATGAAGGGGCTAAAGTGCTTTAAGCCCTAAGGACCGGATTATACCACATTTTTTGTCATCCCCAAACTTCCATTGTAACTCTCTGCTCGGACGCGTCTCGCTCGATCTTAAGAACCCGAAAGCGCTTAGCCACACCGATGAGGCGACTGTCTTGAAGTTCGACAGTATGCCCTGGTCGCAGGTTCGGCGTGAATGGGACCTCCACGGTGAACGCCTGACGGCGTGGACCAAAGAGCGCAACACGGCGCTGCGCTTCGTTCTGAGCATCCGCAAGGACGTCGAAGGAGCTATCAATGCGTTCTTCGCGCGCGAGTAGGGAAGCTGTCGCGACAGAAGAACTTGTATGGGTCTCAAGCCGCCACTTCTCCATCAAAGCGGTTCGTGAGGTTCCAGTAATGGTACCGGCAATCTCTTGATCTTCCAGAGGCCTGACGCGCTCTCCCCACGCTACGATCTGAGTCTTGAGGCGGCGATCCGCTGGGATAGGTTGAAGGTCGTAAATGTCTCGCTCACTAAACACATAGTCAGGCGTGACGGCTGGAGCCTCGAACCGTCCGAAGAAAATCTTCCTCGACTCGTCAAACCCGTAATAAACGCCCACACTCGACGCGAGTGTGTCCAGTACACCACGTAGTGGTTCTTCGGAATCTCCACCGTACCAGTAACCTAGGCCTTGCGAACAGCTAGTGTTCAGCGCACTTACAGTCGTCGGGTTGAAATCTGCGAGGGTCAGAGGGACAGAGCGAAGAATACTGTGCTGGGCGATATCGGCAAAAGTTTTCAGCGTCCCATTAACGACGGGCAGGGCCGCAACTGCGGTTTGGAGGTCCGCGTCTGATAGGGCGTATGGAAGCACACGGAACACAGCAACATCACCGAACAGCGGTTGTAGTCCGCTGACAATGTTTCCAACCCGCATGTCCGTCAGGCCTGTCGTCACGCCTCCAGTCACGGCTTGAACCGCGCCGCCGTTGAAACTTCCAGCCATTCGGCCAGAACCGTTGATAACGAAACCCGCTCTAAACGCCGTGCCCGGAGTCATCGTGCCAAGAGAGATGCTGCTAACAACGCCTGCGTTGACTCGCATCAAATCAATACTGTTGCTGGCAGCGGGGTTGCGGAGCCTATAGCTGTTGGCGTCTGAGCCAGTTTGTTCAAGCTGTACTAGGTTTTGACCAAAACCTGTCGGGGATTGTTGTGGAATTACGCCACTCCACAGAACCGTGCATGTTCCCGTCGAAGGTACACCCAAGGAAGACAAAGGAGCAGAAACAATATCGGAACCGCGAGTAGCCGAAGCGGGAGTGCCGCTTGTCGGAAGAATTGGGGACGAGGCAGACCACCCCGTCTCAAGTTGCGGCCAAAAAACGTCGATAGAAAAATTTACAGCAGTACTCGCGGGCCACGTCCCAAAGTGAATACCGCTGATAGCTCTACCGTTTACTCCAACGCCTGCGGCGGGGGTGTGGGTGTGGGAAGTCCTGCGAATGTCACCATCCAACGCCGTAAAATTTTGACCAGTAGCGGCGATAACAGTGCCAGCATTGTTGAAGGTAACAATTCGATTCTGTACAACCGGAGCGCCTACAGGCAGGGCTCCACTGGATAGGCGGTAGAAAAACGAGCTGTTGATAAGAACCCCCGCGTTCGCGGCGAAAATACCGGGAGTTCGCCCATCGAACTCGATAGTTTCCGTACCCGGAACGCCTGCGGTGGTTCCGACATATGTGATTCGAAGTCCTGTCATACCGTTCGCTGTAATCGCGGAATATGTAGGATTAACACCCGATCCGGCGTTGACGCGTGCCCAGTTGGTAGGAAGTGCGCCCGCTGTGCCCTCTGCCCGAATGTTCCGGATACCGTTGGTCCGTTCGCCCTCAAGAAGGCGACCGCGTGCGGTTCCGTTCGTGCGCGCGGCGTTGGCGACATACTCGCGCCAAGTCAAACCGTCGCTGTTCAATGCAGTCGAAGACGCGCCGCCCGCTTGAGTGCGGGTCAGCGTGAAAGGAGAAATCAGAAGATTTTCGCGCTGACCCTCAGCATCAATAGTGAGTACGCCGATTGGTGGAGCATTCAAACGCAGAAGTCCAAGAGCATTACATGTCGCATATTGACCAGCAGGGATGGACGCAGCGATAAGCGCGGCGTAGCTCGGGTAGTCGCCCGCATAGGGGAGATCGGCGCCAGAGTCCTTAACTCCCAGGACGCCGCCTGCTGGACCGCTGTGGTAGCACCACACTAGATTTGCGGGATCAAGAGGCAACGGCGTGAACTGTCTTTTTGTCCCGAGAAGGTGAGGTTTACGGCGACCGGTGTACTCGGTAGGGCCTTCGACGCCGCCTGTTCCAAGGAATTTGCTCGGCTGAAATGGCTCTTCAAACAGAATTTGAAGGTCTCGGACCTCAATCTCAACGATATCACCAAGAAGAAACTGCTCGGCGGTGCCGCTGAAAACAGCAATGAAATCAGCATAAACCGGCCGTTCTTTTTCTGTGTACAGTACCTCAATGAGGCGACCGTCCCAGTCGTAATCTCCAAGAACATTTAGAGCGCCGTCATCGTTAGCCAGACTGATGCGACCGAAGCTGATCTCGCTCCGACCACCGACCGAACTGTCCGAGAATAGGCTCTGCTGAACTACCAAAGGAACCTCAATACGGCGGTCCCAGTAGACGTTCGCGGGTGATTCTGCGGGAGTGGTAGTGAAGCCCACATCACTGAAATATAGGCTTCGGATACCTGGGAGAGCCTCATCGTAAGGCTGCGCGCGGAGGAGGTAAGGCATTACGCCACCCTCCGAGCCGCGACACTTTCGTTTCGTGCCATTGTCTTGTTCGTCTTTGCGGTATCTTCCGCAGCGTCGGCCGTTCGCTCCGCTGCTTCAGCGGTACGTGCGGCTTCTTCGCGTAGGTTAGAGACCTGAGTGTTAAGCATCGCAACTTGAGAGGCTAGAGCGGAGAGCTGAGCTGTCATCTCGCCTCCCCCGAAGTTGGGGTTATAGTCGCCAGTATTGATGCTATTCAAAATGGGCTCATATCGAGCGGCCTGGACAGCGTTCGTGACATGTTCACCACCGGCCAGCATGATCGACCCGCCTCCCGCGTAACCAGCGATGACACTGTCGCGGTTCCATGCGCCGTTCCCGACCCATCCACCGGACTGAAGCCCGCCGTAGTTGCGGACTACGCCGCCGATTCTCGCCGGAAGTGGGTTGAACAGTGGGTTAATCTGGCTGGACGATCCGCGAGCGTAGTCGTCATTGGCCGCGCCGCTGGCCTGATAGGTCGTAACACGCAGACCACCAGCGCCGCCGCGAGCCATGTCCCGAATATGCGACAGAAACATGCGAATATCCGCAAGGTTGTGCAGATAAGAGAACTGGTTAGCCACAGCGTAGTCGAAGCCTAGCTGAATCTGCCGCGTGATATTGGCTTCAGTGATCAGAGAGTCGCCGTTCGGCGTCTGAACAGTCTGCGTGATGTTGCGGAGAACCGTAGCAGCTTGGATAAGGCGTTCCCGGTCCACAGGAGACAGCGCGTTCAGAGCTTCCGTGATAACACGGAAGACCTCAAGATCAACGCCGACGGCGATACCGTCACGAAGACTCTGCAATTCAGCCAAAATAAGCGCGTCGTAGTTCTTGACGGCGGGTAGGTTTTCAAGGCTCGACCGAACCATAGACAGAATGGCCTGAAACTGCGGGCTGGACGCGTACATGTCCTTACCCGCAGTCAGCAGCGTATCCGCTGTTCCGGTGATCCGCCCGAGAGCTTCTTCATCGCCGCCGCGCGCCAGCGTCAGGTCGCGCCCGAACTGCTCTTGAGCAGCCGCCAGACGATCCTGAGGCGATGTGATGCTCGCGTCGGTGCTGAGACCATCCAAGAAGGACCGAATGCTCCCGCCCAGCGCACGGATGCGATCAGCGGATTGACGGGCGAACTCTTCGATCAGGTCAGCACGCTCGGCCGCATGGACAGCCTCTAGCTGGACGAGGTTCGTAAGACCCTCGCGTGCAGCCTGCTCGCGTTCCCGAGAAGCCGCCCGTTCGAACGCGGCCAAGGCTCCGGAAAGCCCCTGCGTGTCGGTGGTTGCCGCGAACAGTCGGTCGTCGAGCGACGTCGCGATAGCGTTGCGCCGGGCTTGGTAAGTTTCGGCAATAGCCTGCCGCTCCAGCCCGTGCGTAGCGATAAGCTTGAGGATTTCCGCTTCAACGGCGTCAGCCGCTAGGCCTAGGTCGAGAAGGGCCTGTCGTGTGTCAATGATTTCACCGGACGCCTGGAGGTCAAAGGCGCGAAGGTCTGCACCCTGCGCGTCCATAGCGTTACCAGAGACCGATGCGCGAGCGCGGTCAGCACGGATCGATAGACCCTCAACAGCTTCGCGCTGAGAGCGCCATAGAGCTTCCCACGCCTTCACCATCGCTGCCGTCTCTACAGCCTGCGCGCGCTCAAGTTCTGGGCGAAGATTGGCAACCCATTGAGCATCTAGGCCTAGAGCCATCAGTTCCCGCTCTAGGTCTTCACGCTCCCGCTGTTGTTCGATTTGAAGAGAACGCTGCTGAGCGGCTAGTTGCTTGGCACGATCAGTACCGGCGGCGCGACCCTCGAAACCCATAGCGGCGTCTTCGTTCGCGCGATAGCGGTTACGATTGAATTCAGCGACCGCGTTATTGGCAGCCTCTGTGACCTGATCCCAACCAAAGCCCAGACGGTCGGCTTGTTCCCATAGCTCGTCAAATTCTCGCGTGATGCCGCCAAGCGGATTGGTGGCGTCCTTGATCGCGTTAGTCATTTGGTCAAGCTGGTCTGCGAAACTTTGGGCGCGTTCGGCAACCGAAAACTGGCGTTCCAGGCTCGCGCCATCAGCGCGGGCGATGGCTCCATCTACCCTAGCGTCGCCTGTCCGCAGCCGCAGTGCCGTGCTTTCACCCAGCGTATCGAACTGCTCGATGTCGGCTACGCCGTTGCCGAGATAGGTCGAGCCGCCGAGGCTCCAGCCGCGCTGATCGAGCTGATCGTTCAGGCTCTCAATTTCGCGACGAGCGGAACTCAGTAGAGCTTCGACGTCAGTATTTTTTCCGCCGCTGCCTGTGATAGCAAGACGACCGTCGCGGCTCTCGACGCCGACGTGACCAAAGGACCGAGGGTTGCCTGGGCCGATAGCGCCGCCGATTAGACCGCCAGCGAGACCCCCAATAGGGCCTAGAGCAACGGCGCCGATAGCAGCGCCGATTTGAGCGTTCTGCTGACGTGGACGGCTGTTGCCTGCGACAAGACCGCCAGCCATGGACCCAAGACCGAAGCCTAGGGCCATGCCGCCGAGCATGCTACCAGCACCGCCCGCTGCGCCCGAGGCGGCGGCTGGAGCGGCGCCAGCACCTGCTGCCTGGAAGCCCGCGCCGTCAGCCAATGCGCCTGGACCCATGTAGGTAGAAGCAGCGGCAGCAGTTGCTGGCGTACCATTCCACCAGTTGCTGATAGACGCTCCGATGCCAGCTAGACCGGCAAAGCCTCCCGAAGCGCCTGACGCGGGGGCGGCAGAGGTCGAGGAAGTTCCGTTCCACCAGTTGTTGATAGAAGTTCCCATACCAGCAATACTGGCAGCGCCGCCAACGATACCAGAGCTACCGGACCCGCTAGAAGCAGCCCCAGAAGCTTGCGCTTGGAACAGCCCAGCCATCGTAGGGCGAGAGCCACCAAGAGCGCTGTTCAGAATAGGATTCAGTACCGCCATACGCAGCGTAGCCTGAATGATTTCAGACACGATGGCACGGTAGATGTTGCTGAACTTCACCGCACGAATTTCGCCCTTGGCGAAGGCTTCCGTGATCGCGGAGCCGACGCGTTCGAAGGCTTGTTCAGCGACGCGGCCCATCTCATTCCAAGAGTTAGACATGAGTTCGTTCCGCTGCCGAAGTTCGACAACACGCGCGGCGCTGAGGCCAGCCGCATCCTCGCGACCAGACCCACGGGCCTGCTGACGTGCGCGGATTGCCGCGACCTCGCGCTCGCGGGCGTCCGCGTTGGAAGCGATTAGACGGCTTTCGGCTTCAAGGACTTCGATTTCATCATTGTTGCGGCTAATTTCGCGCGCTGCGGCGAGACCGCGTTCGGCCTGCTCAGCTTGTCCCAGCGTCGTGATTAGTTCGTTCACTCGCTGGTTATAGAGAGCGGTGCGAGTTACGCCGTCGGCTTCGAACTCAATAGCCGTCTTACGGGCTTCGGTCATGGCGCGAATGCGTAGTTCGGCCTGCTGACCTGCCTCAGAACTACGGATATAAGCATCAGCGACTTCGTTGTTGGACGCCATTGCCTGCGCGGCATAGCGGTTGAACGCCTCGTACTCAGAGTTAAGACGACGAGTAACGGCAGCCAGTACTTCAGTGCTGGCCGCGTTGATGTCGATCCCGCCCTGCGCGTTTGCTGCGGCGTCTTTCAGCCGGTTGAGTGCATCAGCATAGGCCTTCGCGGCGCCCTCAGCGACACCCGCTGCGTCGGCTTGGCGGTTGATGTCCTGAACCAGTTCACCAACAGCGTTGCCCAGTCGGGCTGCGTTGCCTCCACCCCCCTCGTTTATGTTGACACGACCTAGAGCGGCGGAAGCTCCCGGTAGAAGGTTACGGAACAGAGGGTTACCGCGTAGTTGCGTAATAAGCTCTCTGTCGCTAACGGCCCTAGCGTCGAAACCGAAGCGATTTCCGCCGTCGATAGTGCGGTCGAGGTTGTGTTCGGTCAGGGCGGTGCGAACGGCTTGTGCCGCGCGGGCTGGTGTTGGGTTTCGTGTAATCTCCGACGCGGTCGTGCCGTCTACACCTGTCCGGTTGCCCTGAGCATCTACACCGGAGAGAGGCTGAACATTTCGACCGTTCTGGCCGGTGTTAGGGGCGTCGGCAAGTTCGCGTCGCACCAAATCCATGTTAATTTGGATGTTAATCGCATTCGAGTATTTTGCGGCAAATTCTGCGATTGCCCGGTCAATGCTCTCTAGTTCGCGGCGGGCAGACCGGATCGCTTCCTCGCTAGCCGTGAACTGCTCAGACATAGAAGCTTCGTTGATTGCGCGTCGAATAGCGTCAATCTCACTTGGCATGGTGCCATCAGCGAAGGTCTCATTAAGCTTACGCACAGCCTCCCTAGCGGTGAGAACACCGCTAGTAAAATCTGTAACAACCTGTATTCCAGCGTTGTATCGGGCAACAACGTGCGCGGATGCGTCGTCGGCAATGTTGTTAAAGCGCGGTGAATTAGCAATGGCCCTGCTGTTGTTAAATCCATCAACAAAGGCACGCCCCGTGCGTCCGAGAGCCTGCCGGTTCTGAGTAGCCTGTGCAGCTTCCGCGCGAGCCAGATCGGCCCGCATCGACTCGGCGCGGATTTGTATGCGGCGGCGCTCTTCTGCCGCCGCGATGCGAGTCGCTTCGGCTTCGCCTTCACCCAAACGTCGAAGCGCCTCGATCCGCCGCTCGACGGCGGTAGAAGAAGACGAAAGTTGCTGCGTATTCTGGCTCAGTACGTTGTTGAACTGGCTGATTGTGCCACGAACATTCTCTGCGGACGTGTTGAAATCACGCATGGCAGAGTTAAACGTGTTAAAGGCCCTACCTGAAGAAGTAACGCGGTCGATCATTTCAAACGCCAGGACAGCGCCGCCCGCAAGAAGAGACAGAACGCGCACGACGGGGCTCGCAGCAGCGGCAAACGATATCAAGGCCTGAACCATGCGACCAGCGAACAGCGCGCCAAGGGCGACACCCGCAGCGACAAAAAGGTTCATGCTGTTAGCAAGTTTCTCCAGCACATCTCCAAGAACATTCAGAGCGCCGGATTCCCGCGCCGTCTCCATGAGGTTTCTAAGGTTCTCAGTCACGGTGATGGTGGCGTTGGTAAGACCGCCTTCGCCCAGAGCCTGCGAGAAGCGCAGGAATTCAGTGCTTAGGCGACCGAAAGCGGCGCTAAGGCTGGTAGAGGTCCGCTGTAGAGCCTCAGCCCCACCCGACATGCGGTTGATTTCTTCAACAAACGCCATCGCATAGCGCCGAACATCGATTGTGCCCTCTTCAAAACGCTTATTGACGTCAACTATGCCACCATCGACGCGTTCCATCGCTGCCTTAAGAGCAGCCATAGCAATAGGAAGGCGGTCGCCCATCTGGAGCCGCACTTCTTCAGCCATGAACTTGCCCTTCGACATGGACTGCTCAAGGGCACGGATGATGCCGTTGGTGTCTGCGGAGGTGATGCCGAAGTTACGAGACGCTTCGGAAAGACCAGTAAACGCGCGGCGTGTCTCTTCTGTGGAGAACCCGGCGCCGCTCATGGCTACGGACAGGCGCGCAAACGCATTGCCGACTTCCCCGACGGAGAAACCGATCCTATCCGCTTCCCCGAAGAGAAACGCCATGTTCTGTTGAAACTCGCCAGTACTGGCAGAAACAGTACGAAGTGTGTTGGAAAACCGCTCAAAGACTTGAATAGCATCAAGCACTTCGCGCAGGCCAAGGGCAGCCGTCAGGCCGCTAAGCACGACCTGGGTATTCAGCATAAGCCGGTTTAGGCTACCGAATCCGGTGCCGAGACTGCCAATGGAAGAACGAAGAGTCTCCGTGTTCGTATTAAGGGTCCGAAGAAGACCCCCCTTTTCAGCAATGGTTCCACGGATGTTCTGGAGTTCGCGGTTCCAGACGACAGTCGCCCTGGTGGCTTCAATCGAGCGGGCACCGTAAGTTTGGACAGTGCCGGTGTAATTGCGGAGGGCTCCGTCGAGTTGATTGATAAGGCGAGTCTGTAGTGCAGGATCATCAGAAAGCTGGCGACCGATGCGATTACGAACGCCGAGTGCCGTGTTTTCGGCGCCTCCAATGACGCGGGCGCGCGACTGGTCGGCGGTGCCCATGTTTCTGGAAGACGCAGCGGCTGCGCGCTCCCTACGAAGGTCGAACGCCAGATTGTCGCGGTCTGCCTGGGCGCGCATCTTACGCTCGCGCTCGATTGCCGTTTCGTTTGTGCGGGCGAGGGCGGCAGCCGCCCGAGACTTGCGAAGGTCGAACGCCAGATTGTCGCGGTCTGCCTGGGCGCGCATCTTACGCTCGCGCTCGATTGCCGTTTCGTTTGTGCGGGCGAGGGCGGCAGCCGCCCGAGACTTGCGAAGGTCGAACGCCAGATTGTCGCGGTCTGCCTGGGCGCGCATCTTACGCTCGCGCTCAATAGCTTGGGCAGCCGTGCGCTCCCGGCGAAGGTCGAAGGAACGGTTGTCGCGGTCTGCCTGGGCACGCATCTTGCGTTCGCGCTCGATTGCCGTTTCGTTCGCGCGAGAGAGGGCGGCAGCCGCCCGAGCCCGTCGAAGGTCGAATGCCAGATTGTCTCGGTCTGCCTGGGCGCGCATCTTGCGCTCCCGCTCGATTGCCGTCTCATTGGTGCGAGCAAGCGCGGCAGCCGCGCGCTCCCTCCGAAGGTCGAACGCCCGATTATCGCGGTCTGCCTGGGCGCGCATCTTCCGTTCGCGCTCGATTGCCGTTTCGTTTGCGCGGGCGAGAGTGGCAGCCGCGCGCTCCCGCCGAAGGTCGAACGCCCGATTATCGCGGTCTGCCTGGGCGCGCATCTTGCGCTCCCGCTCAAACGCTTGGTTAGTGACCCGGCTCAGCCGATCTTTGGCATCAAGTTCTTTCTTCCAGAACGATGTGTAAGACCGTTCAAGAGCCCACCGCATCCTGATGTCGTTTTGGATGTTATTAAGCCTGCCGCCTCCACGGCTTGGAGACCCGCCGCCTGTCACGCCGCCGCCGAGAGACCCGCCGCGCTGTGCAGCAGCAGCCATGATCTCCGACATTTTCTTCTTGGTCTTGTTGACGAACTCGTTGACCTGCTTCTCCGCGTCGCGGAAATCAATCGAGGCCTTCAGGGCGATATCAGACATTTACCGTAATAATCCTGTACTTAAAATTTACCGTAGGTGAGGCGAATACTTTCAACAGCCATATGTACGGCCAGTGTACCGCGCGCGTTGAAGGGGAAAGTCATAAGACCTGTAGATTTGGCGTAGACGTCAAAACCAGCGACTAGGCCGTATTCTTGTGCGTAGGCTCGCGATCCAGCAGTTTGGGGTAACCCGCTTGGTAGGCTCTCACTCACGAAGCCGTTTGGCCATTCCATGAAGCCAGAGTCGAGGCGAGCGCCGTTGGAGACGAAAAAAATGCGATATGGATTTCGTTCGAAGTCGATCTTTTTTGACGTATTAAGAGACATCTGAACAAACTGGCTACGGCCGGGTTCACTGCCGACCGGGCGGTTATTAGTTTCAGGGTTCATCGGTGTGTAGATGAACTCGTCGCGGCCAAGGGTGTCCGCGATATCGATAAGAAGAGCGGTGTCCGCAGAAGCAGCCCAGCTTCCGAGTGTGCGCCCGGTGTTTAGCGGCGTGTTCTCAAGGATGCGAGCGTGGAGACTGTAGACGATTTCACGAAGCTTCTTCCCGGCCATGGCAGCGATGCGGGCGCGTAGGCGCTTCTCAGCATCGGGTGAGAGGGAGACAGACAGCTTCGGCACGCTTAAAGTCCTTTAGAAAAAAGGCCACCCATCGACGGGTGCGTGGGTGGCCTAGGTATTAAGTTCGTGATCGTTTTGAAGAAGACTTGTTTTTAGACTTCTCGTTTTCGACCCGCTGTTTCTCAGCGTAGTTTTTCAAGAAAAGGGAGTCTAAATGATCCACCAGTTCTATGAAGAGAGCCTGTTCTTCGGGGTCGTCGATATAAAGAATAAGGTCTAGGTAGGCTGTAATCTCTGTGTAGGGAATCGCCCCTACGGACCCGAACCCGCTTACTGGTCTACGGGCGGATAGTTTACAAAAGGCGTTCCACACATCCACTTCGAAGCCGTGGAGGGTAGGGCGGTCCTTGAGGGCGGGCGGAAGATCGGCTGTTGGATTTTCCGCCGCAAGGCCCTCAAGAAACTCGATCTTGTCGCCGTACTTCTGGCTCCAAGTTTGGAACGCTGTTAGGCGTTTTTTGCAGCCTCAGTACCTTCCGCCTGGAAGGTCTCGCGGGCCATCGCGAGAGACACGACGTCGTTCAGGAGGTCCGGAAGCTCCTTGAACAGCTTCTCAGCGGTCTCGGGGGTGTAAGGAATTTCCTTACCATCATCACCGGTGACGCCCTTCCAATCTAGGAGGACGGCGCGGGCCACGACCTTGCGGAGGATTTCCTCGTTCACATGGTCGGGGATTGTCTGGAAGTTCCGGTACGGCTTCTCCAGATTGCGGCGCTCAGTGCGCGCCTTCTCGTTGTTCAGTCGAGCGACTTTCCACTCAACGCCTGCATCGATTTCGACCCAAACGCCCGCAACTTCGGCGGTCTTGTCGGTCTTGTACTTGTTAAGAAAACCCATAGTGTGTTTTTGAACCTTTGTTTGTCGGAATTAAAGGGGGAGGACCGATCCCGACGACGATCCTCCCCCAGCTATCGCGCGATAGAAACTCGCTGTATGTCGGGATTGATGACTAAGTTAATAGTATAAAGAATTTCTGCGAATAAGACAACTAAAGTGTTGCTTTACTGGTGAATATCTCGCCGGTATGGGCAAGTAACGCAGAACCGATAGCGCTCGCTGTACAGTCCAAACGACTTGATTGAAGGTGTTCGAAAGACAAACCGACCAGCCTGGACAGAAGAGAACTCCGCGCGGCGGTAGATTTCAGAAACAACGTCAGCGATGGCTCTAGGTCTCGCAGTTCCTGCGCCTGGGAGCGCCAAAATATCGACCATAACCAAACCAACGTAACGATGTAGGGCATCGGCTTGGCCCACGATTTCCATTTGCTGACCGTCCGAATTCCCGATCCGGTGGATCAAGAAGTCGCTGTCTTTTGGTTGCTTGATGTTGGTGTTTTCGTATATAACCGGCACGCTCGCATAAGCCGACAAAAGCCAAGCTGTGTTGAAATGCGTCTCGATTGCAGCGCGCTCTGCTTCAAATGACATTAGGACTGCCTGATTTGAAAAGTGTGAAGAGCCTGCCCGGTAGGATCGAGTGAATGATCCATGATCCTCCAGCTCACGCCAGAAATAACGATGATATCTTCCTGAGACACTGTAATCGGTAGATCGCTATAGGGGATAAGGCACTTCATATCCCCGAACTCAATGCTCTGGCGCTGAGAGTTCTGAAATTCAGTTTCTTTGTCGCGACGTTTATAGGACGTCAGGATAACCGATACCGAGTAATCCGTTCGCGGAGTCGTTATGGCTCCTGTAGTAGGATTATAGGTTTGGGCTCCGGAGGTGGCTCGGTAAGTAGCGGATTTCGTTACATTATCCACGCCGCTACCGACAGCGCTGAACGCTGTTTTTACCAGCGCTGAAAGGTCTACACTCACTGCGCCCGCAGCCTCCCGAACGTGACCTTTCGGTCGCTGTGGCGAACCGTCGCGAGGCCCCGAAGGATATCGACCACGATATCCGGTGTCTTGAACTGAAGATCAGCGATCTCGGCCGCGTTGGCGAACTTGAGCGTAATCGTATCGACTTTGACCTCACTGAGGGCGTTTTCAGGTCGCGTAGTAGCTAGGCGGTCTTGGCTCATGCTCCATTTAGCGAACTCGACTACCGCCCATCGGACGTTGAGGGGAACCGACGCTGGCGAGACCTCGTTGCCGTATCTGTCCACGACATCTGTACGCGGCCAGTCCAGGCCCTGCGTTGTCGTCGCTCGGATGCCTGTCCAAGTGGCTCGGGTATCCAATACGCGAGAGGCGTAAATCAGGAGGTTGCGCTTCTCATCGAGAGGAAGCGCGAGCCACGCATCGGTGTTGTGAATGTTGAGTGCTGCGAGGGAGTCGGACTCCTCCGCAGACACGTAGCTGGTTGCGTTCGCGAGGCCTGTACCATCCTCTACAATAAAATCGATCACTTACTTCCGGACTCCGTATTCGGTAAAGGCCTTCACCCACTGCGCGGCGACGCCCGAGCGAACCACGTCGGAGTCATCGAATTCGAAAATCTCGCAATCGAGGTCGTAGGTCTCTGCAATGTTGATGAGAAAATCGAGGCCGTTCGTGCCCCGAATATCGGACTGGTGTCCGCTGATATCGCCGTTGACGACGATCTTGCTGTTTTCACCGACACGGGTGATCAGCACCTTGGCCTGCTCGACGGTGAGGTTCTGGCTCTCGTCCGCGAGGATGTAGCAGTCGTTGAACGTCCGTCCCCGGATCAGGGCAAACGGGACGAAGTCGATCTTGCCGTCCTTCATCAGCCGCTCGATGGTCGTCTTAGCCGCGCCTTCGTTGAAGGCGTCTGTGATTGGGATACCCCACGGTGCGGTCTTCTCGGCCACACCGCCTGGAAGGAACCCAATGTTCTCTCCGGAGACCGCCACCATCGGGCGAGTGATGATGATGCGCTCGTAGTTGCCGTCGAGGAGTTCCTGAAGCCCATATCGCGCGGCCACGTAGGTCTTGCCGACGCCAGCGCCGCCGCAGGCGAGGATCACGTCGTTCTCTTGAAGAGCGGTGAGATACTCGCGCTGAGCATCGTTTTTGGGTGTAAGTGGTGTGAAGTGACGACCCACCTGCTTGGCCGTCTTTAGGGTGCGGCGAGCTTTTCGAAGATCACCCTTAGAAGGGCGGGCGCTTGTATCAAAAACGTCTGTAGAGGCAGCGGGAGCAGGCTTTCGAGCCACAAAGTGATTCCTAGTTATCCGGGGCACAGAGCGCTCTAGCGCTCCGTTATATGAGGTATCCGCGTTTTACGCGATAAGGGGTTATTTGAACCGCAGTGGTGGTGACCACCGCGATGATAATTATAGCAAGAATATGGGTAGAAAGGATCAACGGAAATCGATCTAAATCGCAGAAACAGTAACGGACCTAGTGAACTACTCTTGCGTGAGACTGTCCTGTAGCTCACGCACCGCGCGGAGTTGGGCTTCGCAAGAGCGCCCGAAAGCGCGGAGATCGATGATGTACAACCCGACATCGCGCTGAGTCATTGAACTCGGCGGCGGTGTAGGCTCAGGCGAGCATGTCAGTAGGGCGTCCGGAATCCGAACGTGTGTAACTGGGGGCGAGTTAGTCGCACACGCCGATAACAGCGCAGCGCAGAGTAGGAGAGGTAGGAAGGTCTTGTTCGGAGGCATTGAGGACTTGTTCGCGCAGGGTTCGGCGCTCTTCCGCGATCCGTCGCTGGTCAGCTTCGGCCTGAGACAGAGCAGAAAGTTGAGCTTCGTGAGCCTGTCGGAGTGCGGCCAAATTCTCTGTGGCAGCACGAAGTTCAAGCGCGACAACGGTTCGGGCAGAATACTCGCTGTGGTAGCTCGCGCGGTAGTAGAGGGCGAGAGAGGCAGTGGCCAAGCAGGCCAGCACCAAACCAAGGATAAAGTACTTTTTGAGGTTCACGAACGGCGCTAGGAAAGGGAGAAGGGCCAGCACACTTAGTGGCCCTTCTTCAGGCGGTCATCGACGCGGGCGTAGATCGCAAACAGAGCGCCGACTACAGCAAGCCCGGCCAGGATGTACTTGAGGATATCAAGTTCGGTTCCTGTCGCGGTCACCGCCGCGTCTGCGGTCTGAACCTCAGCCGCCACTTCTGCAACAACTGAGGCAACCGTGGCTGCCGCAGCGCCTGCGCTGCCGAGGATGGTTCGGCTGGACGTGAGGGGCTTGACCTCTTTCATGAAAAGCTGCCGCTCGGCTTCACGGCGGCGAACTAGGCCTGGCAGGGTTTCAAGAGTCCCATCACCGTTCGTGTCGCCCTTAACCCACTTCCCGAACTCTTCCGAGGCGAGGTCGTGACGACCTTCCTGAAGATGCTTCCGGAGTGTGGACCGCTGAAACTTCGACCCACCGAGATTGAACACGAACGAAACGAGAGCCGAGAACTGGTTCTCGTTCAATGTGATACCCTGCGTGAGGCGGCGAACTTCGCCCTCGTACAAGATAAGGTCTTGTGTGAGTAGTTCGTCCGCTTCGGCTGCGGTGATCGGCTTGTGTAGGTCCTTGGCGCGGGTGAGACCGGCGCGGCCCTTGAGAGGCTGTCCGTTGGTGTCCTTCAAGACGTGGCCGTAACCAATCGTGACAAAACCGGTGGGGCAGATATAGGGATCGAGGCCCGGCGTCTTTGGATCGCCGTCAACCAGCCCTTCAAACTGCTTGATGAGATCGATCCCAACTTTGTTGGTCTTCATTTACTTGTTCTTCTGATCCGTATGGATGTTGAAAATGCGCTCCATCATCAGGTCCAGGCGAGTATTGAGGTTAGTACTCAAAGAGCGAATATCCTCACGGACTTCATCTCGGAAAGTCCGAATCTCGACCTTAACCTTTTCAATATCTCGGTCGTGTTCCTGACGGCTGATGGCGTTAGCGCGCATATTGGCTACTTCTTCCTTAAGTTGCGCTACGTCGGTCTTACTACCACTCGCGTCGCGCACCTTTTCGATTTTTGTGTTCGTATCCTGGCTGATTTTGTACCAAAGACCAATGATACTGATAAAAAACCCTGCGATAGTAAGCATATCGCGAAGATCGATGTCCACGGGCAGTACCCTAAAAAGAAAAAGCTGAACTGCGGAGGCCGACAGTTCAGCTTTAATTTGTATAGCAGAGGCGCTTTTACTTACTTACCCGCCTTGCGGCCTTGGCGGGAAGCTGGTTCAGCCTGCTCCGGTTTCGGAGCTTCGGCCGACGGCGCGGGTGCCTCGATGGGAGGCGTCTCGGGAGCTTCGGCAGGTTTTTCTACCCAACCGTGTGCGAGAAAATTCTGGTAGGTCGCCACGATATCCGTGTTGACCTCAGCGACGTCGCCGTCGCGGTGCATGAGGATGAGAGGCATAGTTGCCTTAGTATAAGTAGAACGAGAAAAGGGAGAGACCCGTTAGAGTCTCTCCCGCTAGAAGATTAGGCGTCGAAGCGCGCGACGAGGCGTGGGTCAGTGACCTTGGCGCCCATGATCAGGTCGAAGGAGATGGTGTTCTTCTTCGTCGAGATGTCGTAGCCGTACACGACGCGGATGTTGAAGCCGTTGTAGGACAGCGTAGCCGCACCCATCGTCTCCATCGGCATTTCCAGAGGCACCGAAGCCAGGGACAGGCCGCGTGGATGGCCGACGATGTTCGCGGAGTGGGCCGCGCGCACCGTGATGGCAGAGCCAGAGACGGCGGTCGTCAGGGCAGGGGAGATGGTGATGATGCCGCCACCAGCGCCGCTCAGCGTCACGTCCGCGAGGACGGTGTAGGTCTGAGTGTGGTTCGCGAAGGTGATGATGTCGCCACGCTTGAACGTGCCGAGGTTGCCGCCAGACGCCACGGTGACCGAAGTCGCGCCCAGGGAGCCCGTACCAGCCGGTGTGCCGCCAGGAACGCCAGGGGTGTGCGTGAACACGTTCTGCGCGCCGTACCAGTCAATCGCCATCACGCGGCCCAGGGAGGCTTCACGCAGGGCCGCGAGGCCTTCGCCACCACGGGTGTCGAGACGGTTCAGGTTGTCGATGGACAGGAAGGCTTCAACCGACGCCGGGTCGAGGAAGCCAACGCGGCCAGCCTGCGGAACCCGCTGCTCCATCAGCTTGCGGTTCACACCGGCAAGATCAGCCACGGAGTTTAGAGCGCCGTCGCCCTGGATGTTGTAGATTTCAGCGTACTTGCTGTAGATGTAGGTGTCGATCTTCTCGGCAATCGACTGCATGGCCGGGGCCACAACCTGCTCGCTGAAGTCATTCAGTTCCAGCGTGGTCTGCTTGGTCGTCAGTTCGACGGAAAGGTCGAAGTGCTTCTCAAGGGTCAGCGTCGCGCTGGTCTCGTTGACGGTCTGCGGAGAGATCGTGGTTGTAAACTCGTTGGTCACGAAGTCGGCTGGCTTGCGGATGGTGATGGTGTCACCGACCTTGGCGCCGAGGAAGTTGGAAGTGTCGCCCTTGTAGACGAGAGAAGCGGCAACGAGGTTGCTGCTCAGGATCATCAGGGACTCGCGAGCGATAATGCTCGGAACTAGCATAGGCATAGTAAAAGAAAACCTTTTCTCTTAAACGGGGCTGCGCCCGAGTAGTGTAATAATCATATATAGAAGCAATTATGAGCGGCCTAACCGTCATTTATGAGAAAGTGCTCTATTATAGAAACATTTTCCCAATTTAGGAAGCAATTTTACCATTCACACACATTATTGCGAGACTTAATTCATATTAAACCATCATCTGGCGTAGGCGTGTGGTGTGGATTTATTTGTACCAATAAACTCGTTTATTGGTTGGTTAATGGGTTTAGTGGTAACGTCACACGGCGCTCAGTAAGGTGACAATTAAAAAACCCCCAGTAAAAGTTATGATAAAGACCCGCGCGCCACCGAGAGGAACGCCTCAGCGCTAGCCAAATCGTCACCGGTCAGCGCGGTAGGTGTAGCGAACCACGTCGCAATGTCACCACGCCACGGAGAGGCAGTCGTAAAGGACCGGGAGAACAGGGCGAAGCCGGTGCCGGTCCATGCCGGCTTAGCCCATGCGGCGCTGCTGATCTGCGCGCCGTTGCGGCGCAGAGACAGCGTGGTGCCGTCGTAAAGTAGCGTGAACGCATCCCAGGTGTTCGTCGGGATCGCGACGCCGGTGATAAGGATCGACGATCCGTTCAACGGGCGGATCGTGAAGTTGGTGTTGACCTCGACAGACAGCAGATCGGCTGCCCCAGTGCCCCAGCCGAACACCCGCCGCAGCGACGCCAACGACGCATCGCGCTGCACCCAGCCAATGGTGAACGGCTGCGACGCTGCGTCGAGCATGCCAACAATCGCCGCGTCGGTGCTGGTCATGCGGTCATTTACGCCATCAGCGAAGCCAAACTGACTGCGGCCTATTAGCTTTCGTCGGGTCGGTCGGGAGGTGCCGGTCTGTGCCAATGTTGCTGTGCCACCCTTGGCGGCGAGCGCGGAGATGTAATCAACCTCCATGGTCGCGGTGGAATGGTCACGCAGATCGAACCACACCGCGCCCGCCACGTTGGTTGGCTTCCATCCCGCTACGGGGTCGGTCCATGCCGTGACGATGGCCGCAGCGCGTGCGGCGTAGGCGGTCTGCGTCGCGCCGGAAGGTAGGTCTGCACACATATCGATCAACCCTGTGCGCGTCGCCGCGTCAGTCGCCGGTTCAAATGTACTGAGAATGTGGTCGGCGTAGGTCGCGGCTTGGGCGCCCGTGTAGGCGTGGGAGAACGCGGTGCGCGCCCATTCACGCCGCATCACCACGCGCCCAGCCTCTGCGCCGACGCTGGTTGGATGCACGCCCGTCTCGGCGCCAGCCACGTCCGCGTAGACCGACGCGCCTCGCAGGAACAGGCTGTATTCGTCTGTCGCAGGCAACGCCACGCCCGCGATCCACGACCGCGCGACACGCGCAGCGATGCGAGGGTAAAGCTGCGCCTCGTTATAGGGCTTGCTGCCGTCGTTGTTCGCGTCAGGGCCGACGATGATCGGCGCCACGTCATAGGGGCGATACGAAATCGCGCCTGCATAGGCGATCTTGCCAGCCGCTTCGATGGCGTCCAGCGCCGCGTTGAGTTCGGTCGTGATCGTGTTCGGTGCGGCATCTGTGGCGTAGGGGCGGCTGCTGTTGACGTTGTTCCCGCCGGGATTGCCGAGGATAAAGTAACCGGCGGCGGGATAGGCGGCGAGGCCCGCCTCCACACACTCTGTCACCACGTCACCCAACGTCGCACCAGACCGAGCGCCGCAGACGATGATCGGATCACGCGTCGGAAACTGCGACTGCACTTCGTCGCGCAGCGCCGCCGCCTTGAGCGCCTGATCCTCACGCGACGCGCCTGTGATAATCCAGAAATCTTCGCGCCCGCTCGCTGGCCGCTGCATCAGAGCCACGCGAAGGGGGATCGGCCGTGTGTTGTCGGTGCTGACCGTGAGTCGAATCCAGCGCCGTGGTCCGGCGGCGAGACCGCACACTAGGCCGCGCTCAATCAGTCGTGTGGGGCCGGTAACACCAATCGGAGCGAAGGGGGTGTGAGAAATAGTAGTCCAACCTGAAACCGGAGGAGTGTTATTACCAGTGTCGGGCGCCTCTTCGATCAACACCGTAGGTGTCCCTGGTGTGCCTGTGCCAGACGATCCGAGGTCATAATAAAGATGACCTCCCGGTGCCGATATAGCCTCAGTACGCATAGCAATAGCTAAACTTCCGCTGGCCGGTACGCTGCCTACGTTTGCCCACGTTCGATCAGACACCGACGCCAGTAGGGTAGCCGATGACGAACCGCCAGCTAAAGCAGCCAGTAACGGAACGCGCGAGTAAGAAGCGGCTACACCGTCGCTGTTAGCTACAAGCGGTTCGCGTGTACTATACTCAAAAATAGTAGCCGTATAGCGGCGAAAAGGCATTAGTCTCGTACCGCTTCCAATGTAACACCGAAAACTTCTGCATTTCCAGGCGTGTAAGCTCCCCGAGCCTCGATAAGCGCCCACAAATTCTGAGTAGACGGGTCAGTCGCGAAGACTACAGCGCCGCCAAACGAGGGGGTGCCAATTCCGATAGCCCCATCAGAAAAAGCACAATCGAGAGTTACATTAAAAGCGCCGATGTAGTTAGCAACATTGTTGGGAAGGAACACCCCACCGTCGCCGTTTGCTACTGTAGGAGCGGCGGGTCCGCTAAAAATGTGAACCCTAAACACGGCGTTCGTGAGTGACGCCGTAGATTTACGAACTCTACACCTCCAAAGCTGTCCGGTACCACCAGTAAAACGAGCTACTGGGAGAGTTAGGGGGGCAACACTACCTGCGGCTGTACTGTTTGCTACAAGCTGGCCGGTCGAATACGGGGTCGTGTTCGTCGGACGTGCAAAAGTGGCTGTAGGAGTTGTAGAAGGCGGTGCGCTTACAGGAAAGGGAGATTCACCGGAAATCGGCACAGTACCAACCGACGGAATAACGTGAATGATATGTCCATCCCTACCGCCGTCTGTTGTCTTATGAAAAATACCCACTTATGCCTCTTTACGTAAAAATCGAGGCGGGGCGCTGAAACGCCCCGCCATATCAGTGCAGCTTAGGTGATGATGTCGATCTGAATCTGGCAGCCCGTCGTCGGGTCCTGCACAGCGGTGTACTCGATGTTCTCCATGACGTCTTGGTCGATACCGGAGACGTTAGGATTGGACGAGTTGAAGAACACGCGAGGGAGAGTAATTCGCATGTGGTTGGTGCCGTCGGTGAAAGCAAACGACAGGGCGGAAGAGGTGTGGTTAAGGAACCGGTCGTACAGAGTGCGATCTTGGAAGTAGGCGTTCAGGCTGCCCGTAATGGTCTGTCGGCCGTAGCCGATACCAGTTGGGAATTTGCTACCAACAGCCATCTGATTACGCAGGGCGTTATCCAGATTGATGTTGAAGCTCTGAATTGCCGTCGCGAGGGGGATCAGAGTCGAAGACTCAAGGATCGCGCCGACGTTGGACGTCGCGTTCACGACCTGCGTGGTGGTGGCGGGGGTGAGGGCGGAAGAAATCGTCGTACCCTGGGCAACAGTAGAAGTACCCTGGAAACCGAACGAGCCCGTCACAATCTGGCCCGCCGTGACGTCCATGCTCAGCGTGCCGAGGCGCTGACCACGGAACGCGAAAAACTGCGAGACATCCGTGAAAGCTTCTTCAATCGTGAAGGACCGACGTGTGGTGCCGTTCCGGACCATACGAGCGCGGATAGTCTTACCAGCCGTCGAGGACTCAGTCACTAGAACCGAAGCAACCGTCAGGACTGTGCTTGTTCGGGCTGTCACTCGGTGCCAACCGTTGTTGGCGGTGTTGACGAAGCCTGCTGCAAACACCCACTGACCGACGACGATATTGGTGAATCCGGCGCCAGCGTGGTCGAAAGTGCTTGTAGTGAGTGTCGCGACGTTGGTGGTGCTTGTGGCCGTTTGCAGCGTACCGCAGAGCGCCGCTTCAAACAGCGTGTCGAACGAGCCGCCGAGGGAGAGTTCGTAACCCATGGAGCCCGCAGACATCGCGGCGACTTCGGCCACGGTGGAGACCATACGGTCGGAGCGGATTTCGTCGGAGACGACGGTTTCCTTCTGCGCGCCCAGGTCGAAGCTGGTGGCGCGGAGGATTTGAAGGGTTGGAGTAGCAGGCGTAGTACCGAACGTAGATTCGGCAATAATAGAAATCCGGCCAGAATTCGTATCGGCCAAAGTACCAGACATTTAGTCAGTAGCTCCTAGTTTAGTCACTTGATAGTAAAAGGCCGATATTCGGCAAAAAGCCTCAAGGCAGACGATGGTCTGTCCTTGAGGCCGGATGATGTTCAGGTTAAGAGATCGGAGAGAAGGGGGATATTAAATCCGGCCCTCAGCGCGCGCCTTCATGTAGTCTTCAACTGACATGGTCGAGGCGACTTCGACAGCGATCTTGTTGCTGGTCGTACCAGAACCTCGCTTCGTGGACCCGGTCGTGCCACCTCCCGTGGAAGTGAGAAACAGATCGGTATAGGTAGCGCGTAGCGACTCGACTAGCTCAGACACTGCCAGCGGCTTAGTCCCGTTGACCGACATCTCGATGTCGCCGTCGGAATTCACGACGCGTACTGCGCCGTCCACTAGCTTAACCCGGTCCCCGACAAGGCGAGCGACTAGGTCTTGGTACTGCGGCTTCACCGACCCAGCAGCAGCGGACTTAATCTCCGCATTGATCAGTGTCTCTTCGTATCGAGCGCGCCATGCGTTCGCTTCTGTCTCGGTCTTCGTGCGTGCCTCAGCCTCTGCGGCGAGCTTCGCTTCGTAATCGAGCTTGGTCTTGCGGGTCACCTTCTCGATGACCTCTTCGCTCTTCCCCTCAGCGAGCGCCTTCAGGAACTCGTCGCGCTCCATGCGCTCCTTGAGGGACTTAAATTCGGAGTATTCGTCATCAGACAGAGCGGGCTTAGACTTCAGAGTGTTGATCTGATCCTTAAGCTTCTTGTTGTCCCCAATGACTTCTTCGTTCTTCTTTCGAAGGCCCGCGACAGCGTCTGCGACCGCCTTCTCAATCAGCTTGGCGACGTCTTCGCCGCCTGCGGAGGTTCCGGCGACTGCGCCGTTGTCGTCTCCAGGGGTATTCTTGTTGTCGTCCCCGCCGCCGCCATCGGTCCCTTCAGGAGCGCGATAGAACACAGGTAGATCGACGTAGTGCTTCATCCAAATAGGCATGGTAGTACTTGTTCCCTTAGGGATTTAGGTGCTTTTGCGTCATAAACGCGAAATCAGGGCCATAAGCCGTGATGTTGTCTGGATAATACAGTGTATGGGGGCGGAAAACCCCCATACACCGGGGTCAAACTAGAAATAAGCAAGTCTTCGTTTTCAATAAGGCCATATTCTAAAGAAATGAACACCTTATGTAAAGTAAAAATAACTTATCCGCGTGAATTACGCGGTGTAGGTCGCTGTCGAGTGGCTGAAGGAGGCGTCGAAGGCTCCGGTGGAGCGTATTTTTGCTCAATCTTCGCCTTTTCTTCTGCCTCGACCACCTTGTTTTCCACCTTCGGAGCCCGTTGCGGCAGCATAGTCTCAAACTCTTCGAACGACAGACCCGCAGGGATGATGTTGTTCTGCTTGAAGACCGCAAAGATCGTCTCCAGCGGCATGAGACCGGTGTCGTAGAGCATCGCCATTGCGCGAATCTCGCGCCCGTCGAGGTAAATCTCGGTCGCTTCGGAGGAATACGTCACGGAAATTTCCGCAGGCGTGCCGCGCCAAGTTGCTAGAGCGCTCAACAGGCGGCTGCCGGTCTCGCTGATCGTCGCCACAACCGAACCGAGGAACGACGCTTCGCCGCGCTCTCGCGCCATGATGGCTTCAGGAGCCTCCGCAGCGCCGCCGCGAGAGGCGCCAGACAACTTCCCACCCAGCGCTGCGATCTGCTGCTCCTTGGTCAAGAGCGCGTTCTCTAGGTACGCGAGCCCAGAGCCCTTGAATTCCATAATTTCGGCCTTGTCCTGGCTGCCGAGCTGCCAGACCACGTTAGGACCGACCTTGAACTCTGTATCATCGTCACCGCCGCCCTGGAGGAATACGGTGTAGACCGGCGTAGCGGTGTAGTACCGGCCTGCCTCAAGCTGGGCGTAGCTGCGATAGTGAGATAGATTGAGAAGAGCGATGTCGAGAATCGGAGGCTTCTCGACTTCGAAGCCGAAATCGTAGGGGCTGATGAACAGGAACGGAATTTCCGTCATCGGGCGTCCCTGTAGAAGCGGAACGTACTCCATGTAGTCGGGTCCGTTTAGAGAGCCGCTGTCGAAAACGCGCTGCTTGTAAAACCCGTCGTCGTCGATAAGTAGAACACGGTAGGTCTCGACCAGCTCGTTCGCCGTCGCTGTGAATGGGAGACGTACACGCTTCACTTCACGAAGCACGACGTATTCAAGCTTCTCGCGGCTGCCTACTCTGGTCGTAGACCAGTCAACGATGTCTTCGGCATCAAAGCCTACGAAATAGGGGTCTCCACCGTCTGGTGGGGCATCGATCATCACGCCGTATCGGCCCATCGCGATGACTTCGCGTGTCACCTTCTTCATGAACATCTCAAACGACTGACCGTCGTTGGTGATATTCGTTAGGTCAATCGAATCAGGTAGGCCTTCGATTACAGGCGTGCGCCTGTGGACGGAGCCGACAAGTCCAGATACGGTGCGAGAGGTCGCGTTGTAGAAGGTGGCGCGAGCGAGATATGCTTCGTACTCAATGGCGCTCTGCGCCTCGACCTTGGGGAGGTATCGCTCCTTGCGCTGCTTGACGAGAATCTCGCCCATGAGGCAGTCGCGAATGGTCTGCCAGTAGGGCCACCAAAACAGGTACTCGCCATTCGTTGCGGTCGTGTTTGGAAGCGAGGTAAATAGGGAAGATGTAGCGGAGTAAATCATGGAATCCAGTGAGTCGGGTTTATGTTGGCGTTGCTGACCTCGCAGCAGGAATTGGAAAGGGGCCGAATTGTAACACTGAAATCGTTACTTGTACATCAAAAGTGCCCGGTACGGTGGGTCCACGGTGCGGTGTTGGGTTAAGAGTACCCAGTACGGCGGGTCCACGGGGCAAAATTTTTGTAGGGTGAACCTGCGCTGAGGGTCGTTCACTACCCGGTGGGGTGGGTCCCCGGCACCTGTTTTGACAGTGCGCCGACGTTAGTATTGACGTTACTGGAAGCGAGCGTAACGCTGTGACTTAAAGGACTTTAGGTTAGGGCGCTAACGGGTTGGCGTTTTGGGGCCATATAGGGCGCCGAAACAGTAAAATGTAGGTATTACATGGCCTGCTGGCGCGGCGGGCGGTCGTATACCATCCCGGTTGGGGTCCCCTTGACTCAACTCTAGGTTGCAAGGTTCAACCTTAAGTTGTAAAGTCTCATGAGATGGGAAGAATCTGAATTCCGTTGGTAACTTGCCATAAGTGAAGGTTTCGCAAGTTAATGAGATATTTTCGCAAATTGCGATGCAAATTGTAACAGCAAATCAAGACATGAGACAACGTCGCGCGGTATGGGATAGCGTCTAAATTTGCGGAATCCAGGCGCGCGCCATGGCAGAACCGGGCGCCATGGCAGAACCGGGCGCCATGGCAGAACCGGGCGACATGGCAGAACCGGGCGCCATGGCAGAAACGCGAGAATCCACGCGCGGTAATCGTGAAATGGTAGAAGCGCGAAGCGTTATGGTAGAAACCGGCCCAGTATGCGTTCCGGCTTATGTTACGGAACGCGTGGCATGGGCCGCTATTCGGTAACGCGTCGGGGGCTGGCGCTGGTATTCGTAAGGTTTGGCGTATGTTACAAAACGCGCGCCATAGCCCGGCATTCTGTAACGCATTGGCAGGCTGGCCAAAGTACTTTTGCCGGATTGTATACCAAAGCGGCAAGTAATACGTTCGGGGCTCTATTAGCCCGATATTGCGAGACTGATTTAATCAATCAAACGAGTATTTAATCGCGTAATTTAATTACAAATCAATGCTTAATGACTGATTCAGTATTACACGCCTATACCGTGAAACAAATTCTGTTCGAAAGTTAATGTTTCACGCCGCACGCGTTTCTAGGGGTCTAGGGGCCTCGCCTAGGGGCCTCGTTTTTCTGCTAGGTCTAGGTATGGAAAAAACGGGAGGCCCCTAGGTGAGGTTTATAGGGGCCTTTACGGCCATTGCCGCATAATGGGGCGTTTTTGGTATTATGGAAAGAAACGGGGCGGATAGTATACCAAACCGGGCTAGCTTGGCTGGATATCCAGGCGAGGGCGAGGGCGAGGGCGAGGGCGAGGGCGAGGGCGAGGGCGAGGGCGAGGGCGAGGGCGAGGGCGAGGGCGAG